CCGGGCAGATATGCTGAAGAAGCCCCTCGGATAAGCGAAATACATCACGCTTGGAGAGCTTCGAGGGTATGTGCATAAAATTTATGTCCAAATTGTGAACGAAATTTGCATAAAAAACGGATATTTAGCGTGTGTACTGCATACGAAAGGAAGCGCCCCCGGCCGTGTTGGCCGAGGGCGTTTCTTACTACCTGTAGGTGAAGCGGTGCTCTATTCCATTCTTGAAGGTGATGGCCGTCACACGACCGTCGTCTGCGTCAATGTGGTCAATGACGGATGCGAGGAAGCTCTTGGGGACTGCTGGGTCTATGGCGCGGATGTACTTCTCGTAGTCGATGTAACCGCCCTCAATCAGCTTATTGGCCATGATGTAGTAGCTGGCTTTCATGATGAAGCTGTCGCTCATGACCTCGGCATCCTCCCCCCCGCCCTGGATCTCAGAGAGCCTGGAATTGATCTGTTCGAGCTGTTTGGACAGATCTGCCCGCTGCATGACGAAGTCTTTCTCCGGCATAGCGTTCTCATCATACAGGTAGAGGGCGTTCAAGCGGGATAGGGCGTTCTCGATCCTGTTCTTCCTGCTTTTGAGGGTGTCGGCCTCTGTGATAGTTCCGGCGGCGCCGGACAGGGCGAGCTGGGGGCGGTATTCCTCGGCGCCGTCGGCCGCATTGAAGGCACTGATGAGCTCGACAAGGGCATCCTCGTTGATGCTATCCACATCGGAAAATGCCTCGCCGGCAAGGAGCTTCTTAGATAAGAGCTCGGTATCTGACGAACCGTCATAGCTCTTGGCGGCCCGGATGATGTTGGCGACATAGTTCAGCACGAACGGGCCCAGGACCATGTCAGAGATATACTTGTTCGTGCAGGATGTCTGTTTTCGGCGCCGGCTCCCACAGGCGTAGATGGATGGCCTGATGCCGTTTGCTCTCCGGCGGTCCTGGTTGGCAATCATGTTCGAGCCGCACTTCGCGCAACGGAGCAGGCCGCCGAAGATATGGATGTTCTTCCGCACGTAGGTTTTGCTGGCTGGGACGCCGCCTCGCTTGTTCCGGGTAAGCAAGAACTTGATGCGGTAGAAGAGCCGTTCATCAAGAATAGCGGGGTGGTGGTCCTCGACGGTAATCCATTCATCCTCAGACCTTTTCTCGGTGCCCTTGCCGCCGGAATGGACGTTGTAGACGTAGTGCCCGATATTCCAGGGGTTCGTCAGGATCTTGCGAACAGCGGTCGGCGTCCACGCCTTCCCGTTCCTGGTGGTGATCCCGGCGTCGTTCATGTACTTCACGACATAGAGAAGGGATTGGTACTGCTCGTAGAGCTCTGCCATGCGGTTTGCCACCTTGGCCTCTTGCTCCACGACCGCAAAGGTGCCGCTCTCTTTATCCCAGGAGTACCCATACGGGACGCGGCCGCCGTTCCATTGCCCGTTGTTTGCACGGGACAGCATGACGGCAGTGACGCGCTCAGAGGTCATGTTCCGCTCCAGCTCGGCAAAGACCAGGATGATTTTCAGCATGGCCTCGCCGATAGCCGTTGAGGTGTCGAACTGCTCATTCTTGGAGACGAAGGTGACGCCCAGACGCTTGAGCTCATCATACATGTAGGCGAAGTCGAGCAGGTTCCGGCTGATGCGGTCGATCTTCCAGACCACCAGGTGGGTGAACTCGCCGGTCCTGATGCGCTCCATCATGGCCTGATAGTCCGGCCGGTCTGTGTTCTTCGCTGAGTAACCGGGGTCCTCGAAAACCTCGTAGTCAGTGATGCCGAGGACGAGCTCAACATAGGCGATGAGCTCCCGCCGCTGCACCTTCAAGGAGTCCTTGTCAATTTGCCAGTGCGTGGACACGCGGATATATATTGCGGCCTTTTTGGCCGCGAGCTTCTCGGAAATATTGACGGGCATGTGGGAAAACCTCCTATAAAATCGGACGGTCACGCAGAACGTCCGCACAAAAATCCGCGGACAATCCGACACTAACCGTAACCGTTACCGTAACCGTAACCTTACATAACCGTAACGTATATACACACGTACGGGCACCGCCTGCGCGATGCCCGTACCGTGTGAGTCGGAGCAGGTCACAAGGACCTTGAAAATTGAGCAATCTGCTCCTTGAGATCCTGGACACGCTCAAAGAGGGGCTCCGGCAGCATGTATAGAGTTTCGACCACACCTCCGCCGTCTGGGACCTTGGTCTGCTCCCTGTCGGCAAACTGCAAGAGGAAGTCGAGCAGGTCATTTGCAGAGAGCGGAGAGAAGCCGGCCTGCTCAAGGTCGTGGTGGGTGCGCTCCGGGTTGACGCACAGATCTGCGCGTACTCCAGATACCTGGAAGCAGAAGAGAGTGATGGGCGGCCGCGTTCCGGGTGGGGCATATAAGATGCCAAGCCTGGACCCATGCACCACGGCGACGACGCCGTTGCAGGTCTCGAGTTCGAGGATAAATTCGGCCATCTCGTTCGGGTCGATACCACGGAAATAGCAGAAGTCACGGGAGAAGTCCCGAACGGCTCGGCCGGCATAGGCGGCGCCAGACGCTTCGATCACAAAGGAGCCGGAGCTGAGCGTCTTGTCAAGGGAGGCGTTGAGCTTGTTCTTGTCGGAATAGTTGACCTTCCCGCCACGCACAAGGATGTCGATGACCAGGGCGGCCTGCCCCTCTGTTTCGTAGGTGTAAAGAGCGGCGATGTCATCAAGCTGTTTGTAGGTCCAGGACTGCAACACAGACGCGCACTGGCGGATGACGCCTTCCGCCCTTGGAGATATGCCAGCCTCGTCAAAGAGGCCATACAGGCGACACAGGATGGCGCCGGAGCGTGAGACGAACAGGTCGGCATTGCAAAGGAAGATCCCGCCTGAGCGGATAGCAACGGACCGGCCGATGCAGGCAAGCTCACTTTGGTTTACTGGGGATTCATTTAGGCGCACTACCTCCGTACCATTCACGGCGAAGAAGGCAGAGCGACCCGTCTTCTTGCCGAAAGACATGGTCAGTTCTCCTCTCTGTATTTGCTGAGCACGGCCTCAATGACCCGCCGGTCATCGGGCGATGCCTTGTTGAAGAGTGTGATGAGCTCCCTGGATTCCTGCGGCAGCACCTCATAGCGGTCGTCGCTGAAGCCGAGAAGCCAGTCGATTGAGACCTTGAAGTATTGAGCCAGAGAGAGGACGTATTTGAGATCCGGCTCTCTGTGGCCATTGAGATAACGGGAAATGGTGACGTGAGAGATGTTGACGTCTTCCGCAAGGCCCTTGACCGTGATGCCGTGGCTGTCTATGAGATTGCGAAGGTTTTTCTGAAAAGCAGAGAAGTCGAAAGATATTTCCATGTTGGTAGACCCCCTATACCAGAGTGTTGCCTTGTATTAGCCATTGTATTACTTTTTGGCGGCTTTCGCAACTTTTTTTCTGAAAAAATCCAAAAACCTATTGACTTTATCCAACTGGTTAAGTATAATAATCTCAACGGTTAATACAAGCCGATTTCAAGTGAGCAGGGAGGTGAACTTATCATGAAACCGCTCGAGATCAAAGGAGCCCGAACAAGGCTTGGATTGTCGCAGAAGTACATGGCGCAGCAGCTCAACATCACGGAGGCTTCCTACGGAAAGAAGGAACGGGGCCTTGTTAGGTTTACCGACCCGGAGAAAGTGACCGTCGCTCGTCTGCTCAGCCTGACCGCCGCACAGGTGAACGACTACTTCTTCGATGGGATGATGCCGATTTCCTGATTTTTTCGGCGTCACCCGTGGGGGAGTCTTTTCTTTTACCCACGGAGTAGCCAACTGGTTAAATCTCTTTGTCACTACGGCTATTATAAGCGATTGGGGGTGCGAAAAAAATGGGCCGTGAAGCCAGAAAAGCCGCCGGCAACCCTTGGTATGAGGCACGGAAAAAGGCCGCTGAATACGATGACAGGCTATGTAGCCGGGAAGGTGCGGCAGAAAGGCTCGGTATGTCCGTCTCGGCTGTTGCCGACGCGGAGCTTGGGCTCACCAAGTGTATGCCGGTCGATAAAGCGGTCCTCATGGCTGACCTCTACAATGCGCCCCAGTTGCTGAACTACTACTGCCTGCATGAGTGCCCGATAGGGTGCCGGCACTCCATCTCCGATGAAGTGGTGGACATAGACCGAGTGACGGTGAAGCTGCTGAAGGGGCTCAGGGTAGATAAGCTGGAGGAGATTAAGGACTCCCTGCTTGACATAGCCGAGGACGGGAAAATCACTGACGACGAAAAGCCTGAGCTGAAAGAGGTCCTCGATTATCTCGACAGCTTAGCAAAGACGGTGAGTGAGCTGAAGACGATTGGAGAGATCGCTTTGGGGGAGGTAGACGATGGCACCGAACCCAAATGAGGTAATGAAAATCCTTGCTGAGGAGTACGGCATCAGGACCGCAAAGGACCTCGACGAGGCGATCAGGAAGTTGGGCTTCATCAACATTGGCCCATTCTGCGCGAAGCAAAACGAAAAGGAAGAGGAGAAAGCATCATGAGCAGAAGTGAACGGAGGCGCAGGCGCGCCAGACGGGTGAGAAGACAGCGGATATTGCTGGCAACGGCGGTACTGGCTCTTGGGGCAATGTGCGTGAGCTTCACTTTCGATGAGCCGGAGGACGTGGCAAGCGAGGTCGTTAAGACGGAAAAGGTTGCAGTGGCAGAGGTTGTCTTTCGGGAGGACGAGGATGAATACCAGATTGTTCACCTCCCAGTAGAAACGAGAGAACCGCTCGATGCCGAGCCGATGGCAACAGAAACGGCAGAAGCAGTGCCGGCGGAAGAGCCGGAGCCGTTCTTTGAGGAGATCCCGCTGGACCGGGAAACGCAGTCCTGCATCCTGAACTGGTGTGAGGAGTACGGCGTCCCACATTCGATTGCCCTGGGAGTCATCCAGTCGGAGAGTTCGTTTCAACCTGATGCCGAGAACGGAAGCTGTTATGGGTACATGCAAATCAACAGCATCAACCGGGAGTGGCTCGGAGAGGCTATTGGAATTACGGATTTGAGAGACCCGCACCAGAACCTCCAGGCCGGCATCTATATGCTGTCCGACCTGTACGGGAAGTACGGGGACTGGAACAAGGCGTTGACCTGTTACAACTATGGAGAGGGCGGCGCCTATGAGCATGTGTTCAGCAAAGGAGAGACCAGCAGCACTTACAGCCGCCACGTATTGGCGGTGGCCGAGGAATGGGCGGGGGTAGTCGGTAATGATTGACCCAGAGAAGCTGAACAGCGAGGAGCTGGCCGATGTGGTATTTGAGGTTCAGAGCAGGACTGGGTATCGGTTCGACCTCAACGAGGTGTTCGAGATCGCCAGAAACACCATCAGGAAAGCGGACCTGAACAGCAAAGGCGAGAGCTATGTCCCGATCCTGCTGAGGAACGAGCTTGAGGATTTTATCATGCGGAAGCAAATCAACTTCCTGGGGAGGCTTAACGAATGTGCCAGATATGCAGACACAGCCCATGCTTGAACGGCTGTCCAAATGCTCCAGACCCGCCGGCTGTCACCACGTGCCGAAAGTGCGGGGAACCCATCACTCCGGGCTATGAGTTCGCCAGAATTGACGGCTTGGACTATTGCGATAAGTGCATCGATGATATGCCGTACTGCGAGCTGGTCCCTCTGCTCGGTGGGAAATGGGAACCCGTTCCAGCCGGAAGGATTGTGAAATGCGGTGTCTGTGGCAGAGTGATTGAACCGGACGAGGAGTACGGAACCCTGGATGGACGCATCTACTGCGAGGACTGTATTGACGAGGTTCCATACTGTGAGCTGGTAACTATGGCTGGGCACGACTGGAGAACGGCCAGCAAGGAGGACATCTATGACGGCTACGACGGTTAAGATCCCGGAGCTCACTGAGCTGACATTTGAGGAGGGCCCCCATATTTACCGGCTGAACGGCGTGGAGATCCCCAGCGTATCGGAGCTGATGAAGCCATTGAAGGATACCTGCTACGCCGGCGTGGGCGCCAAGACGCTGGAGAACGCCGCAAACAAGGGGACTTCGGTACATAACAGCATCGAGAACTGGATTAAGTTCGGCATCGAGGACGTTCCGGCGGAGCACAGGGGGTACTTTGACGGCTTCCGGGAGTGGTGGGATAGATACCAGCCGGAGGTTCTTGCCTCTGAGATGAAGATTTACCACAAGCTCTTGCAGTACGGAGGGACAATCGACCTCCTGTGCATCATTGATGGGCTTGTGACTTTGGTGGACTTCAAGACAACCTACCGCCTGATTGAGATGAGCTGTGGCGTCCAGCTTGAGGCTTACTCGCAGGCCCTCGCCTCACATGGCGTTACGGTGGGGAAGAAGCACATCCTGCACATGAAAAAAGACGGGAAGTGGGACTTCCCGGAGTTCCCGGCGAAGGACCCGGCTCGGCTCCGTGTCCTCGGGGCCCTAAAATGCTTGTACGACTATGAACAGTCTTACAAATAAAAAATCGAGAGGAGTGTCAGTATGAACGAAGCAAAAGTTGTTGGAAACAATGCCCTTGTCCTTGGCACGAAGCAATCCCCCAGCAGAGTAGAGGAGCAGCTCGATGAAGAGGTAAGCCTCATTGAGCAGAAGGCCACCGCCCTGTCCGTGGAAACCGATGATGATTACATCATCGCCAGCGAGCTCACCAAGCAGGTCAAGCAGATGCAGAAGCAGGTGACGGACTACTGGGAGCCCATGCGGAAGTCTACCTACGAAGCCTATACGGCGGTGAACCAGCACAAGAAGCAGATGCTCGACCCCCTGGCGGCCGCCGAGAAGATCCTGAAGAGGAAGATCGGTGACTTCGCCAAGAAGAAAGAGCAGCTCCGGCTCCAGCAGGAGGAGGCTATGCGGAAAGCGGCTCAGGAGGCCATGGACCGCAAGCTGGATGAGGCGGCGGAGGCTGAGGCGTCCGGCGATGCTGTTGGGGCCGAGTTTGCCATGGCCGAAGCTGAGCTCATGGAAGGGGTGTCTGTGAGCGGCGGCGTACAGGCCAGCGTTCCGAAGGTGAAGGGCGTGTCCCGGTCGAAGACCTGGAAGATTACCAAAATCGACAGCGAGAAGGTTCCCGTCAGCTTCGCCGGCATGGAACTCCGACCCGTGGATGAGAAGCTGGTTCTTCAGCTCATCAAGACGTCCAAGGGCACGATTTCCATTCCCGGCGTCACGTATGAGGAAGATGTCGTCATCAGCGTCCGGTGAGGGGCCGGATGAGATCAAAGGAGGTCAACCCATGAAAAAGAACGAAATGGTCGCAAATCAGCAGAATGTGGCCATGCAGATGAGCGTCGGCGGTGCCCTGAGCGTCTTCTCCGATGCACAGAGCTTCAACACGGCGCTTCGGATGTCCCAGTGCCTTGCGTCCTCCACGATTGTCCCGAAGGAGTACCAGGGGAACGTGGGGAACTGCATGATTGCCATTGAGATGGCATCCCGTATCAACACGAGCCCGATGATGGTGATGCAGAACCTCTACATCGTCAACGGGCGGCCGGCGTGGTCCAGCCAGTGGATTATCTCGATGATTAACCGGAGCCGCCGGTACAAGACTGAGCTTCAGTTCGAGTTCGGCCATGACCGGGAAGACGGCGGCCTGAGCTGTCGCGCCTGGGCCGAGGACTGGTCCGGCCACAAGGTGTACGGGCCAAAGATCACCATGACCATGGCCAACGCCGAAGGGTGGGTCAACAAGAATGGCAGCAAGTGGAAGACCATGCCCGAGGTGATGATTCAGTATCGGGCCGCCTCTTTCTTCGGCCGCATGAACTGCCCGGACATGATTATGGGCATCTACAGCCAGGAGGAGGCCCTGGACATGAGCGAAATTCCCGCAGACGGGTTTGCCCTTGTGATGGACCCGGCCACCGGGGAGGTTGTCGAGACCGAAGTCGAGAAGGATGAGCCCATCAGTCAGGAGCAGCGGCAGATGCTCTTCAAGGCTGTGAAGAGTGCGTTCGGAAATGATGCCAACGCCATTCTGAAGAAGCTCCTGGAGGAACAGGGGTATGACACCACGGACGGGCTTCCCACCTCTGTGTTTAAGGTCCTCATGGAGAAGGTGATGGAAGAGGCTGACAAGAAGAGGGCTCATGAAGAGAAGCCCGAAGAGGATGCAAAGCAGGAAGATCCGAAGCATGAGCAGAAGGCCGAGGTTTCTTCCGGCGACCAGCCAGAGTATAAAGGCGGGAAATGACGAGATCCAGGCGGTATAGCCGCCGAGCAGACAGGCAGGTGATAACATGGCGTGGATCTCAGTGCATGAGAGCGTAGACGGGCCCAAATTGCGGAACCTCTACAAGAAGCTCGGGTGCTCCAAGTTCGAGGCCCTCGGAATACTGAACTTCCTGTGGATATGGGGGCTGACCAATGCGGAGAAGGATGGCCTCATCCTGTTTGCAGATAAGGAAGACATTGAGCGGTATCTGTACGGGGTCGGTTCTGGGTGCAAGCTCAGCCCGAAGCAGGTGGTCGACGCCCTATTTGAGACGGGTTGGATTGATAGGACTCCGGCTGGGCTCTACCTCCACGACTGGGAAATGTGGCAAGACCAGTGGTATAAAGCCAAGGAGCGCCGGGAGAGCGATGCCAGACGGAAGCGGGAGAGCCGGAAGAACAAGCCGCCGGAGCGGAAGCCGGACGAAGCTGTGGATAAAAAGCAGGAAGCTCCGGCGGAGAGTCCCGCGGATAATCCGCAGGACAAGCCTGAAGTGAAGGAAGAAGGGGCGGAACAGGCCGCCCAGCCAGTCGAGCCGAAGTACATACCTGCGTTTGAGCAGTTCTGGGCGGCCTATCCGAGGAAAGAGGAGAAGGGCGCCGCCTACAAGAAGTACCAAGCCAGACTGAAGGATGGGTACTCGGAAGATGAGCTGCTGAAGGCCGCCGAGGGGTATGCCATACAGTGTAAGCGGATGAGAACGGAGAAGCGGTATATCAAGCACCCGAAAACGTTCTTGAGTGATAGCCTTCCGTTCTTGGATTTCCTCCCGAAGGAAGACCAACGGGTGGAGCGTGACCAGAAACCAGACACCAGCAACCCGTTCAAGGATTGGGAGGATTGATACTGACTATGGAAGGATTTAACCCCTATGCAATCATGAAGACGGTTGCCGCAAATGGGCTCAGGAACCAGACCCGCAATGATGGTGACTACGAGGACGAGAACGGCATCCTCATCTGTGGGAAATGCGGAGAGCCCAGGCAGAGGTTCATGCTGTTCGATGACCCGACGGATGATGACCCGGAGCACAAGTCTGAGCTGAAGGTTGTTACCATGTGCCGGTGTGAGCGAGAGGAAGAGGAACGAGAGAAGAGGAAAGAAGAAGCCGCGAAGGACATGGAGAAGATCCAGCGACTCAGGAACGCCAGCCTCCTCGATGAGAAGCTCAGGGGCGCGACCTTTGATGCTTTCAAGGCCACGAAGTACAACGAGCGGAATCTGAGGCTGTGCCGGCGGTATGCGATGAAGTTCGACCAGATGGTGGAGAAGGACCAGGGGCTCATATTCTGGGGGAGCGTCGGAACCGGAAAGAGCTTTGCGGCCGCCTGCATAGCGAACTACCTGCTCGACCGGAAAGTCCCCGTGGTGATGACCTCGTTTGTGAAGCTGCTGGAAGTATTCCAATCGGGCCGGGATGAGGAAACGTCAATCTTGAACAGGCTGGGATATGCGAAGCTGGTCATCTTCGACGACCTCGGAGCGGAGCGTGGAACGGACTATGCCCTGGAGAAGGTGTACAACATCGTCGATAGCCGGTACAGGAAGAGCCTGCCGATGATACTGACCACCAACCTCACCATCGAAGAGATGAAGAGCGAAGTCGACATGAGATACCGGCGCATCTATGACAGAGTGTTTGAGACCTGCTATCCTATGCAGTTTACGGGTCCGAGCTGGCGGATGAAGGAAGCCTCACGCCGCTACAAGGATATGGAAGAGCTGCTTGGGGTCGACTGACCAAGGAGGGAAATCGTATGGAAGCTGAAAAGGATGTGCGATACCTCCGAATCGAGAACAAGGCCGACCGGGTGACCGTAGCCTCCATCCTGTTTGACAACGGGTACAGTGTGCAGCCAGTGCGGAGAAAGAAGAACGGGAAAACCTTTGAGTATCTGGTCAAATACTGGGTCGGTAAGCGAGATATTGAGGAGGAGGTCGACACACCGGAATGAAGGTGAAGTTTACCATCCTCGGAGAGCCAAAGGGAAAAGGCCGGCCGAGGATGACCAGGGAGGGCCGTACATACACGCCGAAAGAGACGGTCCAGTATGAAAATCTCGTGAAGATCGAGTACCGCCGCCAGTGCAAGGACTTCAAGTTCGACAGGAACACGCCGCTGGACGCCAGGATAACGGCCTACTACACCATACCGAAGAGCGTGAGTAAAAAGAAGCGGCAGGCCATGCTGGACCGTAAGATAAGGCCGCTCAAGAAGGTGGACTGTGACAACCTTGTCAAGGTGGTCTTGGACTCCCTGAATGAGATCGCCTATCACGATGACGTGCAGGTGGTGGATTGCCAAGTCAGGAAGTTCTACAGCGATAACCCGAGAGTGGTCGTAACGATCCAGGAGGCAACGGCGGTCTGCCCGTAAAGAGTTGGAGGTTAGCTATGAAGAAAATCACGAAGCTGAGTCCTGGCACCATTTTCAACTATGCGAAAGAGAAGTTTGTGGTGCTGGAACAGATGGAGGACGGAGTCCTATGCCTGCTGGCCCAGAGCAAGGACTCTGTGCCGTTCCACCGGAACGGAGGGGACTTCCCCAATAACTATGGAATGTCGACGTTGAAGAAGGACATAGAGGGGCCGTGGCTCGACAACCTGATTGTGAACGGGGCAAAGAGATCCGACCTCGTCCCGTTCGATGTGGACTTGAGGCAGGCAGACGGTTCCTTCGGGTACGGGATGCTCAAGGGGGTGTATGCGGCTCCCCTCACTCTGTGGCAGTACGGTAAGTACAAAGACATTATCCCGCTGAATGAGGATGACTGGTGGTGGCTGGTGACGCCGCTCTATGTGAAGACCCCTGGCTCTCCGTTTTGCAACTCCTACTACGGTTCGACGTTCGCGTTGCGCGTGTACGGCGATGGCGGCTGGGGCCGCAACGGCTGCTCCAACTCGTATGGCATCCGCCCCGCTTTGAAACTCAACTCTTGCCTCTCTGTCTCTCTGGATGGAGATGACGAAGAGGAGAAGGATGGCGAGTGCGACAACTACCACGCGGATCTGGCCCGTGTTGATACGCTGACCCTCATTCGGGAAGTGGAGCGCCGGCTGTCTGAGCCGGTGACCTGCGAGGCGCCAGACGAGTGTGGATGCGAGGTGGAACAGCAATGAGCCGTGAACTGGAGTTCAGTGGTTACTGGGAGGGTGACGCTGTTTACTCATGCGATAACTGCGGGGCCCAGCAGTCTTTCCCATTCGACAGTGAGGATGTGGGCTCCAAGGAGCACCGAAAGGAATTGAGGGAGAAGCTCGGCTGGATCACGACGAAGGTAGATGGCGAGTGGTACGACTTCTGCTGTGAGCGGTGTCGGAATGAGTTCATCAAGAGGACTACGTAATAGGAGGAACGAACAATGAACCAGAAGAACGATTTGTCCCTGTCCCTGAGTGGGGACGCCTTTTCTGCCCTGAGAAGCGACTTTGACCAAGTGCTCCGCAGCACCTTGGCCGGCATGATTGACACCGACCAGGACACCGCCGAGGTGAGCATGAAGGTGAAAATCACCCTCACCGAGGACTCTGCTCCCGACTACTCCGTCGCCGGCGGCCAGCATACCAGGGAAATCACGAAGCCGAAGTTCGAGCACACGGTCACGGCGGTCATCCAGCGCAAAGAGAAGAAGACCGGCACCTTCTCTGGTGAGTATGAGCTGGTGCTTGACCGGGAGACCGGGAAGTATGTCGCCCGGCCCATCGACAACGGCCAGACCACACTGTTTGATGATGACGGCGACCAGCGTGGCGAGGTCATCGACGCAGACTACACGGTGGTACATGAGCTGGGAGAAGGTCAGAGAGGGCTCCCGGAGGCCACAGGAGAGCCTGATGAAGATGAGGATACAGACACACCCGAAGAGGCAGAAGACGGTATTCCTGGTGCTGTAGACGAATCTGACGAGGAAACGGTGGACCCTGCACACGATCCATCTACGCCGTTCGGCTGGCTCCGGCAGTTCATCGGGAAGCAGATGAAAGTGATGGAGGCCCTTGGGAACTACACCGTGCGGACCCTTGAGAACAAGGTGGTCCTGTCCTCGGCCGCAGCTCCCGGAAATCCGTTCCATTGTCCCGTCGAGAACCTGAAGGGGCATGAAGGGCACGACATCATCTGCGTAGGCTACGGCAAGGACGAGATCGTCAACATTTCCATTGAGTGCGAGGACTGCAACGAGGTGCTGTTCAGCCTGGATGCTCCTGGGTATGGAGCGGACGTAGATGGAGCTGAGGACGAGACTGGCGATTATGAGTACGATGCCCCGGAACCCGAAGAACCGCAGGAAGACTGATAGATGGGGCTCCCGTGCAAGATCCTCTTGGCCGCGTATGTGCTGCTGTGGATTGCGGAAACCCGCGAGAATGATGAAAAGGTAAGGCGAGAGCTCACTGTATGTATGCTGGAGGTCGGCGCTGCGCTCCTGGCCTTCTCCGTGATTCGGCTCATGGAGATTATGGCTTAGGGTGCCGCCGGCCCCAGCCGAAGGGAGGGACAGGCACGAGAAATCCGATTGAAACGGTACGAGGGCGGGTGGTTGATTATAACCCATATACTGGAGAGCTGACCATCAAGGCCCGGTACGATGACTGGAGAACGATGGTCATGCGGGAGTATAAGGAGTGCCTTGTCCAGTTCATCGACAGCAGGCCGCTATCAGACAAGCAACGGAAGACCTGCTACATGCTCCTGAAGATTATCGCAAAGAGCACCGGGGAGGGCCTTGATAGGACAAAAGAGGCCATGAAGCTGAAGTTCCTGAACGAGGAGTTGCAGGTTGGGCCGGAAAACAATTTTTCGCTCAGTGATGCACCGATGAGCATAGCCTGCGCCTTCCAGAGGTTCCTGGTGGACTTCATCCTGGACTGGGACATCCCGTGCGACGTCCGGCTTCTCGACTTTGTGGACGATGTGGGCGCCTACCTATACGCCTGCCTCGTCAATAAGAAGTGCTGCATCTGCGGGAAGCCGGCGGATCTGCACCATGTGGACCACGTTGGCGCGGGGCGTGATAGAGAGGATATAGTACATGAGGGCCTGGAGGCCCTGCCTCTTTGCCGCGAGCACCACACGGAGGCGCACACGATAGGAGAAATCACGTTTGAGGAGAAGTACCATCTGAACGGCGGTATCATTCTCGACAAGGGCCTGTGCAGACTGTACGGGCTGAAAACAGAGGAGGAGTCAGCAAATGCTGAACAAGTGGATTGGGATGGGGAGATTGGCCCGTGACCCAGATCTGCGGCACACGCAGAGCGGGACGCCGGTCGTATCATTCACCATCGCGGTGGACCGGGATTTTAAGGCCCAGGATGGGGACCGAGAAACCGACTGGATAGACATAGTCGCTTGGCGCTCCACAGCGGAGTTTGTGAGCAAATACTTCACAAAGGGAAGCTCCATCGTCGTGGAAGGAAGGCTCCAGATCCGTTCCTACACCGACAAGGAAGGCAACAAGCGCAAGGCTGCCGAGGTTGTCGCTGACTCGGTCTACTTTGGCGGGTCGAAGAAAGAGACTGGAGGCGGCGGAGGCACACCGCAGGGATATGGCGGAAGTGAGCCGGAGCAGTATGATGAGCCGGGAGGCAAATTTGAGGAGCTCGACGATTCTGATGGGGAACTACCGTTCTAAGGAGGCGCGTAATGGAAAAGAGTAAAATCGAATGGTGCGACAGTACGTGGAACCCAATCTCTGGATGTTACCACACCTGCCCCTATTGCTACGCCAGGGGGACTGCCAATAGGTTCAAGGGGTGCGATGTCTCTCCCGACGGAACGGCACCGGCAGACATTATCACTCTGAAAGAACGCCTCACCGTGACCAGTAAGGCCGGCGTGGTCAGAAATGCGGCCTATCCGTATGGCTTCACGCCGACCCTGCATGAGTATAGGCTGGATGACCCGAAGACAAAGGGCTTCGGGAAGACTGTTTTCGTGTGCTCCATGGCGGATATGTTTGGGGAGTGGGTGCCGGATGAGTGGATCGAGAAAGTGTTTGCGGCCTGCAAGGAAGCCCCCGGCCATAGATACCTGTTCCTCACCAAGAACCCGAGGCGATATGTGACGCTTGCCGTGGACGGGAAGCTACCTAAAGGGGATATGTTCTGGTACGGCAGCACGGTGACCGGGCCGGAAGCAGGTGCCTTTTATGGAGGCGGGTATAAAACATTCGTCAGCATCGAGCCCATCCTGGAGCCGTTTGATTCCCACGGACCCGGCGGTATCGCAGATACCGCAGATTGGGCGATATTTGGCGCTGAAACTGGAAACCGGAAGGAAAAGGTTGTGCCGGAGCGTAGCTGGATTGAGGATGCCGTGAAGGCATTCAAAGACAGGGGCAAGCCGGTGTTTATGAAGGACAGCATGAAGCCTGTGTGGGGCGAAGATCTTCTGACGGAGTTCCCGTGGGAGATATAAGGACCGGCGTTGTGTGACTGCGGAGGTGAGGTCATGGGAAAGAAAAGCGGCTACCTTGAGCGGGAGAAGGCCAAAATCGGCGTCTACCGGCAGGCAGAGAAGGAGACCTACATCCAGTTCATGTCCGATATGTTCCAGATCGCCCTGAATGACCCGGAGGTTATGGGGAAGGACGTGCTCGGAGAGGCCAGAATCAAGAAGGTCGTTGAGGCGGCCAGTGCAAACTATGACCTCTACCACAGAGCCTTAGAAAAGCATGTCGAGGCTGGGTACACGCAAGATAAGCTCGACGAAAGGCTGAGAAAGATTTTCAAAGAGAAGCTGGTCCCGTTCAACCTGAGATACCCGTGGGTTAAGTCGGACATCATTTGAGCTGCCGGATGAGAGGGGTGAGTGGATTCCTGCCATGGATGAAAAGCGGTATGATGTTGATAGGATAAAAGAGAGGCTGTACGGCTACCGGGAGAGTGCCAGGGATCTCGAAACCCAGCAGGAGCGCCTGGAGAAACTGAAGACGAAGATGCTCGGCGTGAGTGCTCAGACCCTCACAGATATGCCAAAGGCGAAAAGCCAGACCGTTGACCGGCTGACAGATCTATTGCAGCAAAAAGACGAGATTGAGGAGTCCATAAGGGACTTGGTGGAGAGCCGCAAGAAAGAGCGAAAGTTCATCGAGGGTGTCATCAAGCACTTGAGAAAATCGGATGAGAGGTCGGTTATCCGGGTACGATATATCGACAACGAGAGCTGGGATGGTGTGGTCGATGTCCTGTTCGGAGCCAGAGAAGATCTGCTTGAAAAAGCGGATATTTATATGCGGCGTGTCTATAAGCTGCACGGAGAGGCCCTCCTAAGCATGGCGAAGTACATCGAGGAGAGCGGCCTTGTATGGGAAGACCCAGACAATACTGAAGCAAAGTAGAAGAGAGGAGACGGGTTGTTCGCCCGCCTCCTCTCTTTTGCATGAATGGGAATGAAGAATTTTATTGATAATCTTGATAAAATACTTTGAAAACATATTGACATAGGTAGGTAATGTGCTAAAATTATATCATAAGATAACCACATGGTTTACCGAGGTAAGCCAGACGGAGGCCACAGGGCCAGGAGGTTCAGAATGAGCACTTACACGGTTTACGCTGGTCAGCTCGACGAGGTGAAGAAGCGGCTCGAAAAGATGCGGAAGAAAGCTGAAACATACGGCGCCAGCTTCTCCTACAGCGTCGGCGAGGAGTATCCGGCCACGGTGTCGGTGAACTCCATCGACCCGGTATCAAGCACCATATACGTGAGTGAGAAGCAAACAGTCCCTGCGGTAGACATTATCATTGAGTGCGATGAGCTCATTCGGGCGAATGGGTGGTCTGTGCGGGCCAAGATTGAGCATGGAGATAAGGGGAATATCGTCACCGGGTTTGGCAACAAGCCGGTTGACCGTGCGTGGTACACGGCCCCCGCTTCCTGCGACCACTGCAAAACGAACCGCTACAGATCCGTCACATTTATCTGCGAAGACGAGGCGGGGAACATCCGGCAGGTCGGAAAGAGCTGCCTGAAGGACTACACGGGCATCAATCCTGCCACCGCTGCCATGTGGGCAGAAGTGCGAGACACCCTCGACAAAGGAATGGAATGGACGCAGGAAGAATGGGAGAGCCGGAAGGGGTCCAGGATGTACGATGTGACTGAGGTTCTGGCCCACGCCTGTGACGCTATCCGTGAGCTCGGCTATCGCAAAAGTGACGAGCTGAACAGTACGAGAGAAATCGTGACCGACCGGGTTGTATCCGGTAAGACCCCCAGCAATGATGCGCTCGAAGTGGCTGAGAAAATCAGAGAGTGGCTGTGCGGCCTGGATCGGGTTGTAAGAGAAGAGGATGCCAAGGGTCTGGCAACGAACTTCGTTGGAGATCTCGAACGCAACTGCATTCCTTTGGCACTGTCCGGGTATGCCGGTGTGAAGCATATCGGTCGGTTGGCCTATATGCCTCTGGCACATGAGAAGTACCTTGAGAGACAGGAAAGAGCCAGAAAGCGCGAAGAGGAAAGAACTGCCAACGCCCAGACGTCTGTGTATGTTGGCGAGGTAGGGCAGAAGCTGACCATCCTGGCGGAAAAGGCCAAGCTGGTTACCTCGTGGGACGGGTACTATGGAACCACTTGGCTCTACAGCTTTACGGATGCGAGCGGGAATGTGTTCATCTGGAAGTCCTCTCGCTGCATCGAAGTGAAGGACGGGATGAAGCTCAAGGGGTCCGTGAAGGAACACCGAGAGTATGACGGCATCAAGCAGACGGTGATGACCCGATGCTCGGTGGCGTGAGCTGAAAGGAGGAGAGATCTCCGTGACGGAGAGAATGGAGAAAATCAGGGCTCACATGAGGGAGTCCCTGAAGATGAACGAGATCCTGGAAAGGGCAGGGCTCCACAATGGAGGGTGGGACAGAGAGCTGAACGCCAGTGCCATTTTCAAAGGGGAGTCTACTGAAGCAAGGTGCGTAGCATACATGGACAGCCGGACGCTTGAGATCCGATGGAGAGCGAAGCTGGACTACATCTATATCAGGGCGTGGGGCATTGCCGCGAACAGAGACTATGAGGACACATGCAAAGACCTGGCAATGGCGCGCATGGAAGGAGCGCCAATGAGCGCGATATACAAGGACAAGGACGGAAGCTGGAAGACGTTTGAAGAAGTGAAGAGTGACGGCCTGAAGGAGATAATCCTGATTGCTGCTGCTGACCTCGTATGAGAAGAAAGGAGAATAGAGAATGAGCGAAATTCCGAACAAGTACATCAAGGTAAACATCCCGCTGACGGAGCGGGACTATCTCTCCGGGAACGGAGAAGGCGTGTGGGTGGAGGTCGATGAGGCCACCAGACTGGCTTATGACCGGGATGCAACAGGGTCTGGGTATAAAGGCATCCTGGCGAACGACAGCATTTACTATCCCGGCCTGATGTGTGGGGAGGAAATCCTGTTCGAGATGCGTGGTGAGAACCGCCCGGTTGTGGATTACTACGGCTTTTTGGCGGGGAGGACGCGTCTGACGCCGGAAGGGAAAGAAGCGTTCATCAGGAAGATCGCAGAGGCTCAGTGCGGAGGTGGCAGTCATGACGATGAGTGAGCTCATCTCTGCCTACAATGGGAAGCTGAGCAAGACCGAGAATGAGCTCGACGAGATCCGGGCCAAGGTAGAGAGAAATGAGCAGGCGGCCGAAACCCTGGAAGCTCGGGCCAAGAAGAAGCGGGATACGGCGGAGAAGCTCCGTCGCAGCATGAACAAGGTCAAGTCGGTTGACTGGAAAGAGGAGATCATCAGGCCGCTGGCTGAGGAGCTGTCCAAGCGGCTTGGGAAGAAAGCCTGTGTATATGGGCCGTATGGTATCGGAGCGAAGGTTGTGATAGCTCTGGTAGATGACCAAGACGGCCTGCTCATGGAGAAAGAGTGGACGGGCATCACGGTTGAGCCGTCCTTCGACGATGATGGCTCCCTCTATTTCCAATATGAAACCGGGGCTGTATGTGACCGCTATGCCAAAGGTACGCTTGGCCAGATGAGTGGCCTAAACAATATCACCGCCCGACTACCGGACAGCGTAGAGGAGATCCTGGGGCTGCTACAGCACCATGAGGCGGAAATCCAGAAACCGAAAGAGGAGATTTGAAAAGGCATGAAGTTTGAACAGAAGATGGCCCTGCTTGCAAAGAAGTACGGCCTGCATCTCACGTGGCAGGACATCAAGTATGGCTACCGGCGGGCCCGCTTCATCTGCGGGAGCTACGAAGAGCTGACAGCTCTCCTCCATCTCCTGTGGGAGCGGGGCGGTGTGTGGGTAGACTACTGGGCCTGCTTTGAGGGCGAGTTCGAGGGATATGTCTATGCCATGGATAAGAAAGACCGGGTGTGCTTCGAGAGGGAGCGTGAAAAGGAGATGAAGCGCGTCGAGGAGTGGTGGATAAGATACCACTTCGCCGATGCGGAAACCCGCCGGATGATGGCCTGCGGAGAAATTGAGTAGGGGGCGTGTGGGTGATGGGCAATGGGCGCGTGGAGGTTGTCCTCGGTATCCAATGTATGGTCCGCAGGGAAAAGTTCCCGGATGGAAGGTACAGAGATGTGTACCGCTTCACGGTTCCCGGCTGGCCTGAGTGTTCGACCACAGGCATCAGATCCGCAAAGCGCATGATTCATGGGCGGCTTGACCCGGCGGTCAGAAACACGCTCGGAATTGAATAGAAGGAGATGAGACAGGAAATGAACACGAAGATTGAGTACCTGTACCGCGACGCCGACAACTACAAGGTTTGGAACACGTGTGTCGTATGCGGCGAGATTACGGAACAGCAGAAAGAGACCATTATCAATAGCCTTGATGGAGGGGAATACTTCATCCCGTCCAAGGTCGGCCTGCCGGAGAAGCGGTTCGAGAACTACGACGCAGAGGTAGACCATGACTGGTTTGAACTCCAAAAGGACAGCTTCGATGACACGGATCTGCCCCCGACCGTGGACATAACCACATCGGAGCTGGCTGACAGTTTTGCCAGGTGGGCCGGAAGATGGGAGGAGGTGGAACCGGATATGGCAAAGCGGCCGTATGTGGTGGTCGTGACTGAGGTAAGCAAGAGGCGGGTCGTCGTTTGGGCCGGTGGGACAGCGGATGCCGAAGAGGCTGCCCGCGATCTGTGGGACACCAGCGAAATCATCCTGGACGAGAGCGATTTCGTTGACAATGCGTTCGAGTGCGACCATGAGGCGACCGAGCACGACCTGGAGCTCTACCAGCAATTCGGAAAGGAGGAATAGCTGTTGTGGAGGAGAAAGTGCTTGACGCCATCAGGAGGATGGTCATACACGGCCTCTATAAGACCGCCCTGACCTATGGATATGGGGCCGAGGTCTTCCGAGCGTTCAAGGCTGAACAGGTCCGCCTGTTCGACAACCTGGAGGAGAATATAAAGAGGCTCCAAGCCGCAGGGCTGTGGTCGGAGAAGAGCGAGGAAAATATAAAGGCGCTACAGGCCGCAGAAACGTGGCGTGACAGCAAGTGGCAGGATTATCAATCGGAACAAAAGGACACAAAAAGGAAGTCTTGGGAAGAGACAGGAACAAATGGGGAGTAAAGTACATTGAAAGTCACCCTTTACCTGTAGTATCGTGTAGCGTAGAAATTCTGGATGAGGCGAGGGGTACAAGAAATCCAGAGAACAACGGAGGTTATGAAATGAGCAAGTATCTGTTCACGTCCGAGTCCGTCACCGAGGGGCATCCCGATAAGGTGTGCGACCGGATCTCTGACGCAGTTCTCGACGAGGTCATGGCACACGACCCGAACGGCCGTGTAGCCTGCGAGGTCTGCTGCACCACCGGCATGGTGATGGTGATGGGCGAGATCACCACTGAGCACTTCATCGACTTCGCGGGTATCGCCCGGAGCACCCTGAAAGAAATCGGGTACGACAGCCCGGAGGCCGGCTTCGATGGGAACACCTGCGCAGTCATGGTGGCTATCGACGAACAGAGCCCGGACATCGCCATGGGGACCAACGACAAGGTCGGTGGAGCGGGAGACCAGGGGATGATGTTCGGCTATGCCTGCAAGGAGACACCGGACCTCATGCCGCTCCCGATCACTCTGGCCAATAAGATGGCATACCTGCTGACGAAATGCCGGAAGGAAGGTATCATCGAAGACATCCTCCCTGATGGCAAGACCCAGGTGACAGTGGAGTATGACGAGGGCGGCAACCCGCTCCGGGTTGCCACCATCGTCATCTCCACGCAGCATCGCCCGTGGGTCTGCCCGGAGGATCTGGCAGAGCCTCTGGAGGAGCACGTCATCAAGCCTGTGCTTGAGGAAGCCAAGAGCTACCTGCCGGACCTGGAGATCGAAGGCTACGACTTGTACGTGAACCCGACGGGCCAGTTCATCAAGGGCGGCCCCGCCGCAGACTCCGGGCTCACTGGCCGGAAGATCATCGTTGATACCTACGGTGGGTACGCAGCCCATGGCGGCGGCGCCTTCTCCGGCAAGGACCCCACAAAGGTGGACCGGAGCGCGGCCTATATGGCGAGGTACATCGCAAAGAACATCGTGGCCGCCGGAATTGCGACGCGGTGTCAGATTCAGCTCGCCTACGCCATCGGCGTAGCGGAGCCCGTGTCAATCAGAGTGGACACCTCTGAGACCGGCCGGTACAGCGATGACAGCATCCGAGACGCCATCAAAAAGGTCTTTGACCTCACCCCGCAGGGCATTATCAAACGTCTTGACCTCCGAAAGCCGGTCTATAAGGCGACATCCGCGTACGGTCACTTTGGTACTGTGACCGGCGACACCAGAACATGGGAGCAGACCGACGCGGTCGAGGCTCTCAGAGCTGCAATCCAGTAAGCGTCCGCAAGGCGCTGACTGGCCAAGGCTTCCGAGTATCATGACCACAAGGCGCCTGAAACGCAAGGCCGAGACCCCAAGATGGGGAGTAGGTCGGGCGGGCAAGCGTGGGGCATGTGTCACCCCATAAAAAGAGCTTGCCGGGACGCCGAGCTAAAACACCACGAAGCGGCGCAAAAAATGCGCAAAAAGGGCGTGTAACCTTGCTTTAGGTGGTGTATGTGGTATAATAAATTATAGATATTCGGGAGGCATTTGAATGGCTATTTTGACCAGTCGGTACGGAAATAAGGAACTGCGGAACGATGGGTACTACCCGGTCGGCATCAGTATCGGGAAGCCGAGGTTTAAGACTGGGTACGAGATCCGAGAACAGTGCTACGCGCTGGCCCCGAAGGGCTACATGCTGAAGATGGAGTATGAGCCGTACAGAGAGGCATACTTCAAGAAGCTGGAGGAAATCGGCGCCGACAAGATTATCGGCATCGTCCAGAGGATGGATGAGCGGGCCCAGGAGGAAGGCAAGACGCTGGTACTCCTGTGCTACGAGGACCTCAGAAAGCCGGACCAGTGGTGCCACAGGACCTTGTTTGCCGAGTGGTGGCAGAAGATGACTGGCGAGGTCATCAACGAGCTGGAGGAGGCGGATGTGAAACCGCAGAAGGTGGAAACGGCATCCGCGCCCCAGCAGAGCATTATCAATCAGATGAGCCTGTTCTGAAAGACAGGCATCTGGGAATTGGGCCCTGCCGGCCGTGTTGACGCCTACGTGCCAACGCATGGAGTAGCGGCGGCGGGGTCCATCCGCTGAAAACTGCGCTGAGAGGCGTGTGACAATCTAAGCGGAGAATGGTGTGCGGTGGCGGAATACACGCGGCTGGCCTCGGCCGGCGCGGGGAGTGCTGCCCCAGTAGACGCAGACAGTGAAGAAGAGTAGCCGGTTGTGAAGAACAAAGCAACACCGGCAAAGTCGCGGGCGTAGAGCTTTGGTGAGGCCCGCATACGAGGTGGAAATCCTCGTCCGCACACTCAGCACCCGGAACTGGTGAAAGTGTATCACGCCTGCCTTCCTGGCAGGAGGTCCTGCCCCGCAAGCAGGGTTCCGGTCCATATACGGGCGCATGTTCCGAGGTAGGCGAGGCGGTCTCCAAAACCGCTTGCGGTGGGTTCGACTCCCAACCGTCCGTGCCAAACGGCCCTTGAAGGGCCGAAATATCCGGGGGTGGTGAAAGTATCACGCTCGGCTTCCTGCCGAGAGTTTCCGCCTCATCAGCGGGCCCCCGGTCCATACCCGTGGGTGACAATGGTCTTGGTCCATATCACCAGAAGGCGATGGCGGCTTGCAACGCACCACGGGTTCATATCCGGGACTGGTGAAAGCATCACGTCTGGCATCCCGTCAGGAGTTCCCACTTCGCTGTGGGGTCCCGGTCCATATCAAGAGAAAGGCAGTCGGGAAACCGGCTGCCTTTTCTCGTGCATCGAGGAGAGTCCATGAGGAAAGTCGGAATGGTGGTGGCCGTCGAGGGTGAAGCCCTGCGACAGAAATATGGAGAAGGGTACGATCTAAACGACGGCCGCGGGACAAGGCTTTATCAAACGCAGAAAACCCAGCTCTACGCCATCCAGTGCGGCGCAGGTGAGATTTTTGCGGCATCCGCAACCCAGTACCTTATCGACCGCTACGAGGTCTGTATGGTCCTTAATTTCGGGATTGTAGGTGCCTGCGACAGCCTGCTCAAGGTGGGAGATACCTGCGTGGTAGATAGAGTGGTGCATTATCAGTACGACCTATCCGACGTTGACGGAGTGCCTGCTGGCCGTTATCTTGAGTACGACCGCCGGCGGATACCAACCAGCAGGGAGCTTGCGGACAAGGCGGTGGCTCTGGTGCCAAGCCTGCACCGAGTGACCTGCGCCTCCGGCAACAAGTTTATGGGCGATCCTGCGGAGAAAGAAAGGCTCCGTGAAGAGTTCAAGGCGCATATCTGCGACATGGAGTCAGCTGCGATCTTGCTGACCTGCGACCGAAACAAGGTCCCATGCCTGATGATTAAGACGGTGTCCGACGGCGTTAGGGGTGGCGCCGGCGAATACTGGGACAGCAAGGCAGAGAGCTCAAGGATCTGCCTGGAAACAGTCGGCAAGATCGTCGACGAACTGTAATGTGAAAAGAGCGACATGGAGGTGGTAGCCGGAAGGCCGCCGCCTCCTTCGCATTTTCATACCTTGGAGGAGGTCGAGAGTATGGCATTTTTTATGGACCCTGGGGCAATGTTCCTCGGGTGCCTGAATGGTGTCGAGCAAAAGTTCCTGATAGAGCTGATTAAGACCGCCCGGCAGTCTGGATATACGAGGTTCGTTGAGCCATGCGCGGGCACCTTCGCAATGGCAAATCTGGCAGTCCAGTCCGGCTTCAAGCCTGAGCAGATTGAGACGAGCGATGTGAACATGATGACCTCGGTGATGGGGTATGCCATCACAGGCCAGTCCTTGGCCCCGCTTGAGATCCACGCCCAGGGCTTCACCGACGAAGAGCTGCTCGACCCGGCCGTTGCCCTGTACGCCCAGATATACCTGCGGACATCGAAGAGCGCGGGCAATGAATACTTCCACAGCATCCTGCGTGACCTGCGGGAACGCCGCGAGGAGCACATCGAGAGCATCCGCCGGCAGCTTGAGGTCACAAGGAACCTGCTCGGTGGTATGAGCTACCGGCCGCTGGATATGTGGGAGCACCTGAAAGAGGTGAAGGATGACCCGCACACGATCATCATTGCCAACCCGCCGACGTACTTCGCCGGCTATGAGAAGTTCTACGACACCCAGGGCAAGATGACCTGGAAAGAGCCGCCCTACGCCATGTTCGACCCTGACACCGGCCACCAGGAGCTGTTCGACATGATGATGGATGCCCCGGCCCTGTTCCTCTGCTATCAGGAGAAGCGGACAGGCGAAGCCGTAGGCCACACCATCTTCGCAAGGTCCGGCACCCGCGCTGACCTGAACTCCTACATCACGACCAACCGCGAGGAAGAGGCTGTAGCCCTGGCAAAGGGCAAGAAGATAAAGCGCCCGACAGAGGGCAAGCTGGAACCGCTGAAGTGCAGTATGCTCCCGCTCGACTACGAGATCACAGAGAACAGCGACATAAAGGTCATCCAGATAACCGGAGCCAACGCCCAGTATTACCGGATGCTCTGGACGCACAACTTTGTCGGTTCCCAGGCCACCTACAACAGGGCCCTGTTGATCGACGGGTATGTGGCCGCTGTATTCGGGATCTCGAAAATGGCGGCGGACTCCATCTTCGTGTGGTACGTCATGAAGGCTCCGCACCACACCTACAGGCTCGGCCGGCTGTGCTACATGCTGGCCCAGAACAGGAAGTTCGTGGACACGCTTCTGGACGATGTGGACCAGGAGAAAGTGACCAAAATGCGGACGGCCATGCTGACCAGATACGCCGAGAACAAGGAAGTCCGAGGCATCATGAAGCTGGTCAACCGGCAGGAAGACAAGACCAACGGGTACAAGCTGACGTACGAGGCCGACCTCGTCGAGGGGAGAGACGAAAAGGCCACGCTTGCCGAATGGATTAGGAGGGAAAAGAAATGGCAGGAGAGCAGAACACAGCGGCCGTAGGCTACGAGAAGATTTATGACATGGGCACCGGGCTCATCATCGCCAAGGTGCAGATCGACAAGGTTCGGGAGCAGGACATCAACGCCCGCATCATGAAGAAGGAGATGCAGGACCAGCTCACGGCGAACATCAAGAACCGCGGTCAGCTTGAGAGCTTGCCCCTCCTCGCAGAGAAGGACGGTGTCCTTGAGATCGTGTCCGGCCACCACCGCATCAAGAGCGCGCGGGCCGCCGGAATGAAGGAGATTATCGCCATAATCGACGTGAGTGGGCTATCCCGCAGCAAGATCGCATCGAAGCAGTTGGCCCATAACGCCATCAGCGGCTTCGATGACCCGTCGGTCCTGCGGGAGATCTGCAAGATGCTCGATGATGTGGACGATATGCTGGAGAGCTTCATCGGGAAGGACATTATGGAGGAGCCCCTGGAGCAGTACAACAAGCTGCTGTCCCCGGAGGTACACTTCGACTTCAAGAACATCACGTTTTCGTTCCTGCCCCATCAGGTGAAGGACATGGATGCGCTGGTGAAGAACCTGGAGAGCTCCGCTCCAGAGATTATCGGCGTAGCGGCGTATGAACAGTGCAAGCAGTTTGTCGAGACGCTGGCAAAGTACCAGAAGTTCTCCGACATTCGGAACGTCGGTGCCGCCATCCACGCAATGATCGAGAGCGTCAACCAGCAGATGGACGATGCCGGGTACAACGAGGAAGAGGATTGGACATACCTGACCAAGTTGTTTGGCAGCAACGCCATCCCGGCGGAGTCCGCCGCAACCATCACCAAGGCCATCAAGAAGGCCGAAAAGGAAGGACTGGTCACGAGCAAAAACCGCTGGCAGTTGATCGAGGCGCTTGCCACGGACTACTTGGCAGGAAAGTGAGTGATTTTGGATGCCAGCTCTCAGTAAGTACAATCCTGAATACCACGACGATTGGGCTTGGTCGCTGGCAGTCAAAGGGGCAACTAACGACGAGATTGCCGAAGCCTTTGGCATCTCGGTCAGGACCTTCATCCGCTGGACCCAGAAGTATGAGTCCCTGAAAACGGCGGTGGAGACTGGCAAGAATATTGCCGACTCGAAGGTTGAGAAGTCCCTCTACCAGAGAGCGATAGGCTATCAGGTGACCGATACCGAGAAGACCATCGACATGGACAAGGACGGCAACCCGAAGCCCGTTCGCATCAGGAATATAACCAAGAACATAGTGCCCGACACTATGGCCATCATGTATTGGCTCAACAACAGGCAACGCGCCCACTGGTCGCAGCGTCAGGAGGTCGCACTCTCCGCCGGCGATGACTCCGAGGATGTGGTGATCTACCTACCATCGAACGGGCGCGATGAAGTAGTTGAGTAGTTCTCAGAAGAAGGTACGCATCCTCAAGCCGCAGGAAGGCCCGCAAGAGCAGTTCCTTGCAACCCCTGCTGACATCTGCATATACGGCGGAGCAGCCGGCGGCGGCAAAACCTACGGCTTGCTGCTGTCGGCATTAAGGTATAAGAATGTCAAGGGCTTCGGATGCACGATCTTCAGAAAGAACTACAAGCAGATATTCTCACAGGGCGGCCTATGGGATGAAGCCCAGAAGACCTACAGCGGCATCAAGGGCGCCCAGCGGAAGATTTCTGACGGCTCCTGGTCGTTCAACGACAAGGACGGAAACACCCTCGGAAAGGTGTCATTCGCTCACATCGAGCGTGAGGAAGAGCTTGATAACTGGCAAGGCTCCCAGATCTGTGAGCTTGGCTTCGACGAGCTGACGCACTTCTCCGAGCCGGTGTTTTTTTATATGCTCTCCCGTAACAGAAGCACCTGTGGCGTAAGGCCGTTTGTGCGGGCCACCTGCAACCCGGATGCCGATAGCTGGGTGGCAAAGTTCATAGCGTGGTGGATTGACCAGGACACCGGCTATCCTATCCCAGAGCGGTCCGGTGTTATCCGATGGATGATCCGCCGGGAAGAGGTAATCTACTGGGGCGACACGAAAGAAGAGCTGATAGAACGGTTCGACCTCAAGACCCCAGAAGAGCTTGAAGAGCCGAAGTCGGTCACGTTCATCATGTCGTCCGTGTACGACAACCAGGAACTTCTGAAGATCGACCCAGGCTACTTGGCCAACCTGAAAGCCCTGCCGCTCATCCAAAGGGAGCGGCTGCTGAAGGGAAACTGGAAGATCCGTGCGAGCGCAGGTCTGTTCTTTAAGCGGACCCAGATAGGCGAAATCCTGAGCTTTATCCCAAAGGATGTGGTCCAGTGGGTGAGGTGCTGGGACTTGGCCGCGACAGAGAAGTCTGCCGATGGAGACCCGGCCTACACCGCTGGCGTCCTCATGGGGAAGAGAAAGAACGGAAGGTACATCGTTGCGGATGTAATAAACAAGCAGATGAGCGCATCCGACGTGCGCAAGACCATAAAGCTCACGGCACAGGCCGACAGGGCCGCCTACAAGCGCGTCCGTATCCGGCTACCCAAAGACCCCGGACAGGCCGGCAAGGAGCAGGCGGAGTCCTACATCAAGTTCTTGTCTGGCTTCGATGTGACAGCCGTAGCTGAGAGCGGGAGCAAGGAGTCCAGAGCCGAGCCCATGGCCGCACAGTGGCAGGCCGGCAACTTCGACATTCTATATGGCGACTGGAACGAGGCGTTCTTGACCCAGCTTGAGAACTTCCCGGATGGCAAGTTCAAGGATATGGTCGACGCGGCCGCCAACGGCTTCGCAGAGATTGAGACGAGGACGGCGTTCAACGTCGGAACCCTGATTTGAGATAGGCAGAAAGAGGTGGATGGAACATGGGCGATAAGCGCCAGGATCAGGCGGAGCGCATAGCGGCGAGGTATGCCCGCCTGGTTGAAATGCAAGCAGGTAAGGCGGTACGCCCCTACCGTTCCGATGGGTACGTCAACCTGATGAACAGGTACGGCACCACGAAGGATACCACCGAGCGGTACAGGTTCCAGCCAGAGCCGGTCATCCCAGACGACCTGCTGACCATGTACTATGAGGGCAACGGCCTGTTTGCCAAGATTATTGACACCCCGGCCGAGGAGGCCATCAAGCATGGATTTTCACTCGATGGCCTGAAGGACCAAGAGATTGAGGACTTCTATGCAGAGGCCCTGGATGAGCTCGACTGGGAAGAGACGGCTATGACGGCCATCCGCTGGGCGAGACTGTTTGGCGGTTCCATCGTGGTCATGCTGGTCAATGATGGCCGTGGACTGGAAGAGCCGCTCGACTGGCGCAACATCCGGTCCATTGATGACCTGCGCGTGTTCGACAGATCGGTCATCCAGCCGGACTACGGCAGCATGTTCAACTACTCCCCGGAGGACCCGTTCCGCACAAGAGGCTCCCGCCTCGGTATGCCGGAGCGGTACTTCGTGTCGAGCCGGTATGGTAGCTTCATCGTCCACGACAGCCGGTGCCTTGTGTTCCAGAACGGCATCCTGCCAGAGAACACCTCGAACTCGATCTATCAGCTCTGGGGCATCCCTGAGTATGTGCGCATCCATCGAGCCATCCGAGATGCAGAGGTGGCCCATGGGAGTGCCACGAAACTGCTGGACAGGTCCATCCAGGCGGTCTACAAGATGAAAGACCTGTCGGCTGAGCTGGCCACCGAGGAAGGCGAGACCAGGGTCCTCCGCCGGCTCCAGACCATCGACATGGCCCGCGGTCTGCTGAACAGCATTACCATTGACAGCGAGGGCGAGGACTACGACTTCAAGACCTTCCAGTTCAGCGGTGTGGCCGATGTCATTGACGCCACCTGCAACTTCCTGTCGGCGCTGACCTCCATCCCGCAGACCATCCTGTTTGGCAGGTCTCCGGCGGGTATGAACTCCACGGGCGACGCCGACCTGGAGAATTGGTATAACTTCCTGGAGCGGCTACAGCGGCGCATGATTAAGAAGAACCTGCGCTACCTGCTGTCCGTCATCTTCCAGGCTGGTGTGAGCACCGGTGAGGTGGACGAAGTTCCGAAGATCAAGATTACCTTCAACCCGCTGTGGTCCCTGAGTGAGAGTGAGCAGGCCGACCTTGACGCCAAGAAGGCCCAGACCCAGCTCACCAGAGCCCAGACGGCCCAGCTCTACATCGACAAGCAGGTCATCGACCCCTCCGAAGTCCGCAAGAAGCTGGCCGACAGTGAGGAGTTCGACGTTGAGAATATGCTCGATGAGTACGAAGACGAGGACCTGTTTGCCAACATCGAGGAAGAGAGCGCTGATATGGATCCCGGAGCTCTTGGAGCAGGGCAAGCGGCGAGTGAGGCAATCCAAGGCGGACAGATAGCGCAGTCTGGTGACTTCGACAAGTACGCCGAGGGCGTAAACCTCGAAGAGCATAACACGGACCCAGGGACTGAGGGCGATGCCTCGACTGCCGCCCCCGCTGCTACGAAGCTCCCCCAGGACATGAGTGAGGAAGAAAAGGCGCAGGCGGCCCTCAGAAGCCCGCACAGCGACGAAAGCGGAGACCCTACCCCCAATACCCGGAAGGAGCCAAACCACGATTCTGTGGGCGTTCTCGTGATTTCAGACGGTAAAATCCTGTCCGGCACCCGGCACAACGACTTCGGCTATGGCCTTGTCTGCGGTCCCGGCGGCCATATAGAGGCCGGTGAGACACCAGAGCAGGCGGCGTTCCGGGAGACCGAGGAAGAGTTCGGCATCAGCCCGAAGGAGCTCATCCCGCTTGGGCGTGGGCCCTATGAGCCGGATACCGGGCTGACCCCGTACCTATTCCTCTGCACCGACTATGAGGGAGAACCTGATTGCCTTGACCTGGAGATGACCGGCGCGAAGTTCCGCACCATGGCCGAGCTCGACGAGCTTGCCGCCTCCATGTTCCAGCCGTTCGCTGATGGCCTGGAGATCCTGAAGAAGTGCATCGACACCGCTCTGTTCTTTGGTGACGACGGCGGAGAGATGCACGGTAAGCTGGTCGACAGTATCGGAAAAGCGGTTGCCGGAGATCCAGAGAAGGAGGACGGCGGCCCAGGCTCAGGGAACCATGGCCATAAAGGCGTACCAGGAGAGGTAGGAGGTAGCGCACCATCAGGCAAAAGCCTATCCGACGATGTGAGAAGTGCGTGGGAGTCTGAGGACGAATATGCCATCATGAAGTCGCTTAGCAGTGCCCATAAGAAAATGGCGATAGGCCAGTCTTTCGAGTATATGGGGACCACCGTCACAAAGACCGGCGATGATGAGTTCGAGAGCGAAGACCCATTTGGCGATAAAGTCAAGTCGAGCCTCTCAGAAAGCGTCCAGGGCATAGCCGATAACTACTTTGAACTCGGCGAAGCCGACCCCCCGGTGTTCCACGACCTGGACCCAAAGGACACAGCCGCGGCAAAGATTGAAAGCGGAAACCTTGACCCCGCCGAGACATCTGCCGTGAAAAACTCCTTCAGCCTGACTGATGCGCCAGAGGGACAGCTCATCAAATCAGACGGTGCCCTCTGGCAGAAAACCGAGAGCGGAGACTACATGAACCTGGAGACTGGTGAGATAGCCGATGCTGGTGACATCCAGGTGTCTTCGTTTGAAGAGCTGAAATACACCGGGAAGACCGACTTCCAGTATGGAAGCGTGAGCCAAGAAACGATGGACCGCAAGCTCTGGGAGATGAACAGGAACCAGCGGCAAGGAGGCGGCGGGGAAATCACCAGCAAGGATGTCGAAGAGATGGTCGGTAGTGTTAAGCACTACGGGCTCGGTGGAGATTGCCAGATGATTTTGGCAACGCAGGACCCGGAGTCTTACCCCGAACTGTTTGAGACTTTTGGGAGGACCGAGGCTGACCGCGAGAGCTTTGCAAGGGAGGCCGAAAATGTCGAGAGGTTTATTGCATTGTCCGACAAGGTTGATGGACCGATCTATCGCGGAATATCCCTGAATACGTCCGTGATGGACCCAGACATGGTGCAGAGGACCCTCGATGATTTGCAGGAAGGCAACTCCATCAGCATGAGGCACATCGCAAGCTGGTCTACAAACGAAGGAACGGCCCGTAGATACGCCGATGGTGTAATCGACGAGGAGCTTGAAGAGGGCGAGAACTATTCAATCGTCTACAGGGTCCAAAACAACAGAAGCGCCGTCAGCTTGAGAGAAATTAACCCTGAAGGTGAGTGCCTATCCCCGAAGTCTGCAACGTATAGGGTTGGCCATGTGAACTATGAGTACGATGACGACTTTGAGATCCATAGATACGTTGTCGACTTGGAGGAGGAGTGAGCATGACTCTTGGTGAACGCATGATGATTGAGAGTGGCTTTCTCCAGGCCAAAAAGTCTGCAAAGGACGGAGGCCCCGGCTCTGGAAATTTCGGCCACTCCGGAAGAGAAGGGAAAATCGGCGGTTCCGAGGAACGCTCTGGCAGCTCCGCGCCCTACAAAGGAGAGACAAGCCATGGGATTCCGACCGGGGTCTACAGTGCAAAGAAAGCAGAGTGGAGTAAAAACGCCTCACGACAGCTCTCCGATGATGAAGTCAGAGAGATGGTAGACGCTACAGCCGACTACACAAGAAACTACAAGGATGTGGTCGCCGCCTCCGCGGGCTATCAAGGCGTGTACGCCTCACGCGGGAACATCATGGACGATGACGAAAAGGCTGAGGCGGAAAAGAGTGCGGCAGCCATTGAGAAGATGATTTCGCTTTCGGACAAGTACGAAGGCACCGCTGAGCGAGCTATGACTATGGATCAGGAAACCTTCGACCAGTTTGCCCAAGTAGCAGCCTCCGGCGAGGCATTTGGGCTCGGCCACCTGTCGAGCTGGACCACGGAGGAAGGTAGCCTGAAGAGGGTTTTTCATTCGAGAAACTCCGACAACGACCCAGAGATCAGCAATGTAGTCCTTGAGTGTAAATCCAAGAGCGGTGTTTCAATCAAGAACATGGCCGAGCTGGATATGGACGAGGTCCTGTTTTCTCGGGACGCAAGGTTCAGGGTGACTGCCGTAGATCCTGAATTTTCCGTCGGCAAGTATGGCGCCGTGAAGTTCACCCTCGAAGAGGTTGAGTAAAAGCCATCCTCTATCAAGAAGCCTGTAAACACCCCGCCAAATCGACGTAAACCACCGTGAAAGGGGGAATGAGGTCTTGAACAACATCCATCACCAGGAGATGGTCAAAGAGGCTGTACGGCCCAAATTCTACGGCCACAAGGCCATCAAGTCCAAGACCGTCCCTCTCTACCCGAAGTCCGCCGAGCGGGAGTTCCAGCGCATCGCTGGCGCCTACATGAAGCTGCTGAACGAGGAGCTGAAGAAGAAGCTCCCGGCCATGATGGCTGAGTATAAGCGTGAGCGGCACGGGGACTCCCGCTTTGATGACAGCCGGGACCTGGACTCGAAGCTCCGGCGCCTGCTCCAGGAGGTGGCCGATGCCCTGGAGCAGAGAATTGCCACCTTCGGCCTTGATGAAAAGGTCAAGAAGATAGCCGAGCTGGCCAAGGGGAACTCCCTCCGCGAGTGGAAGAAGGCTGTCAAGGACACCTTGGGAATCGACCTGCTGGATGACTACTACAAGGGCGAGATCTACGATGAGGCCATCCGACGCTGGATCTCGGAGAATATCCTGAAAATCAAGAGTCTGCCGACGGAAACGCTCGGCAACATGAGGCAGATCATCCTCGACAGCTATATGAAGGGCAAGAGCATCCGGGACATCCAGAAGGACATCCAGGAGGAATACAACGTATCGAAGCGGTACGCCCAACTCCTGGCCAGGGACCAGATCGCCACACTGAACGCCCAGATCACGAAGCTACAGCAGCAGGATGCCGGGTGCAGGAAGTACAAGTGGTCCACTTCACACGACAGCCGTGTACGTGACTGCCACCGCTCACTCAACGGGAAGACCTTTAGCTGGGACGACCCGCCGGAGATGTGGTACGAAACGAAGTCCGGCCGCGTTTACACCGGGCGGCACTGCCACCCAGGGGAAGACTACTGCTGCCGGTGCGTCGCCATCCCCGTGTTTGACCTCGACACGGTCAATGTACCGATGAAGCAGACTACGGGGTCCGAGAGGTGATGCCAGTGGAGACAAAGGAGCGCATTGAGGTCTACATAGACGTCAAGAATGGGAAGACCGTCTGCATCTGCAAGAGAAACCGGAAGGGATGCAAGAAGAAGTGCCTGCCCGATGTGGTAGAACGGGATAAGTTTGAGGGCTGGGAGTCCACCTTCCGGCGTAACCGATATGGGAAATAGCCCCGGCCGGGGCGGTCAGAGAGAGGTGCATTGCCTATGAGGATGGATGTGCTGCCATATAGCCGGGACCCCCCTGACCGGGCGACGGGGCCTCCCGGCTTTATCAATATCGAGAGAAAGGACTGAGACGCCATGAAAAACGCTTATGCCATCAGCAGCCTAAGCCGGCAGATGGTCAAGGTCTGTGAGCAAATCGACAGCCTTGCAATGGGCGTCCAGGACACCGAGCAGGGAAATGTCGATGTCGCTGACGCCTATACCGATATGCTTCTGGATGAGATTGAGCACGTGCAGATGCTCACCCTGAAGCTCACAGAGGTCATCACCGAGGCAGCCGGTGAAGATGAGCCAGCCAACGCAGACGAAGCCGGCGGAAGCGCCTTCTCCGAGGGTGAACTCACCGTTGAGAAGAAGCCCTCCGAAGACGGAGATGACGGTAAGCCTGCCCCTGAGCAGGAACCGAAAGCGTAACCGCCAAGCGCAGAACACCATGAAAGGGGGTGGGGCTCCGTGGCCCCAAAGCTGACCCGTGTGGTGCGGCTGGACAGTCTTCCGCTGAACCAGACCTACTTCACGGCAGAGGGATACCTTGTTGACCGGCCGATCCTGACCAGCACAGGTATCTTTGAGTACACAAACCCTGACGGCTCCGTCAGGCGGGAGCTTCGGCTCCCGGAAGAGGTTTTTAAGCCCGAAAGCCTCCAGTCCTATAAGGGAAAACCGATCATCATAACGCACAGCGCCGGCCTCATTACGAAGGACAACGTCCACGAAAATGCGGTCGGCACTATTCTTTCCGAAGGGTATCGGAGTGGTAACGATGTCCGCGCTGAAATCATCATCCACGACACCGATGAGATGAAGTCTGCCGGATTGAAAGAATTGTCCCTTGGCTACAACCTCGACCTGGAAGAGACGCCCGGCGTATGGGAAGGGCAACCGTACGACGTAATCCAGCGCAACATCGTTATAAACCACCTGGCGCTTGTCATGGAGGCAAGAGCAGGTGACCAGGCACGGCTGAATATCGACGGCCGCGACCAAAAAACGAAAGGAGCAAAGACAATGAGTGCTAATCCCAAGACCAAGAAGGGAGCTCGCCGGGCAGACGGTGTCATGTCCCCGGAGGAGCTCGCCAAGGCCATTGAGGCTTACAAGGCCCGCCGCGCCCAGCGCATGGCCGCAAAGGGAGACGAGGGGGACCCCACTGATAAGCCCCCTGCGGCCACCGCCCCCAGCACCGACCCCACCGCCAAGGATGGCGATGATACCGTCATTGGCGCCGCCGGTCAGGAGCCCGATGCCGTTGAGGAGAAGGTGCAGATGGTCAAGGATCGCCGCGACCGCCGTGACCAGGAGGGCGACCCCAAGACCCTGGACGAGGCGAACGGCGTAATTGCCAATCAGGATGACGATATGGAGATCCTGTTCGACATCATCGACACCCTGCTGGCCCAGAAGGCTTTTGACGCGAGCTGCGGCACCACCGCCAAGGACTCTGACACCGAGCCCGCCGACCCTGCCGTGGCCAAGGACGGCGACAACACTGACCCCACCTGCACCGATGGCGATGATGTAGTCGTTGACAAGACCAAGCAGGCAGACAGCGATGATGACCCCGTCCCCACCGCAACCCCTGCTGATCTGAAGAAGGGTGAGGTCCTGAACGCCGACAGCGTCGACTCCATCGTGCGTCAGCGCGTCCAGATTGGTGTCATCGGCACTATGCTGAACCTCGACGGCCTGGATGGCATGGGCCTGATTGACGCTAAGAAGGCCATCATCAAGGCGGTGCGCCCTGAGATCCGCCTGGACGGCAAGAGCCCTGCGTACGTGAACGCCATGTTCGACTGCGCCTGCTCCGACGTCAAGTCCCGCAACCGCAAGGATACTGGCTACCAGAGAAGCCAGATGTTCAACCGTGACTCTCGCAACGAGGGCAACGACGCCACTGGCAATTCCGCCAGAGCCGCTCGCCAGCGTATGCTTGAGCGTCGAAACAACAAGGCAAAGGAGGATAAGTAAGATGAGTGCTCAGACCCGTTACGGCTTCACTACTCCCATTGGCGCCCCCGGCGGTATCGTCGATCTGTCTCCCCACGTCATCGACACCTTCCTCAATGAGGAGGCGTCCGGCGTGATGAAGTTCGGTCTCGGCGTTGTTCAGGGCAGCAAGCCCGGCGTGAACATCGCCCTGCCTGAGACTGGTGCCACCGCCGACAAGTTCGAGGGCATCACCACCAACAACCGCACCACCGAGTATGATCTGGAGGGCAAGCTGCACATCCGCAACGGCGCCGCTGTCGGCGTCATGCGCTACGGCAAGATTTATGTCCAGGTCGAAGAGGATGACGAGCCCGCCTACGGCGACCCCGTGTACCTCATTATCAACGGCGATGATGCCGGCCGCTTCACCAGCACCAGCTCCGGCGACACCATTGCGGTGAACGCCCGGTTCATCGGCGGCGTCGACAATGGCGTTGCCCCTGTTGAACTGATGCGTGAGCCCGTCAATTCTGGCAGTGCTTCTGGCGGCGGTTCCACCGGCGCTACCAAGCTGAGCGACCTGAACGATGTTGACCTCACCAGCCCCGCTACTGACGGTCAGGTACTGAAGTACAGCGCCTCCGAAAGCAAGTGGAAGCCCGGTGACGACAATACTGGAGCGTAAGGAAAAAAGGAGGAATAACTGAGATGAAGAAGCATACCCACTACGATAGTGCGGAGATGCGGACGCTTTTGCAGTCTGCCATCCCCGATGCGGTCATGGCCTCTGAGGGCACTCGCTTCGACAGCGCCGAGGATGCCTCCGTGTTCTTCGCCCGTGAGCTGGACCACGTGAAGGCCCAGTCCTACGATGTCGAGTATCCTGAGCTGACCGCTCTGCACCTGTTCCCCCAGAGTTCCGAGGCCGACCCCGGCGCGGAGACCATCACCTACTACACCTACGACAAGACCGGTCTGGCGAAGATCATCGACAACTACAGCACCGACCTGCCTCGTGCGGACGTGACCGGCAAGCCCAGCTACGCCAAGATCAAGAGCATCGGCGACAGCTACGGCTACTCCGCGCAGGAGATGCGCGCCTCCCGTCTGGCCGGCAAGTCCCTGGATGCCCGCAAGGGTGAGTCCGCCCGCTACCAGATCGACGCCCTGACCAACAAGATTGCGTGGGCTGGCGATGAGGAAAGCGGCCTGATGGGTGTCCTGTCCACCGGCCAGAACATTCCTCTGTTCGCCATCACCGCGGGCGCCGACTCCGGCAAGACCACTTGGCTGGAGAAGACCGCAGACGAGATCCTGGCCGACGTGAATGGCATGGCCAAGCAGGTCGCCAAGATCACCAAGAACGTGGAGCGGCCCGACACCCTGTGCGTCCCTGCCGATGTCTACATGGACATTAGCACCCGCCGCATCCCCGACACCAGCACCACCGTCCTGAAGTTCATCCAGGAGCACGCGCCCTACATCAAGAACGTCGTGTCTACCGCTGAGCTGGACGCTGACAGCGTCGGGACCAACCCCTACGCCAAGGAGACCGGCGGCCAGGGCGTAGCCTTCCTGTTCACCAACGATGAGCGGAAGCTCAGCCTGGAGAACCCCATGCCCTTCTACCAGTACCCGATCCAGGTCGAGAAGCTGGAGACCATCGTCCCCTGCGAGGCTCGTACTGCCGGTGTGATCGTGTACTACCCGCTGTCCGCCCTGATCGCGGTCGGCGTGTCCTGAGCGCACGAATTTTTTTGCGGAGAGGTTAGCCAATCAGCTACCTCTCCGCATCCTTTTGGGTGAAGTAATACGTAAGGCGGCCGGGTCGCCACACCACGACCGCCCACGACAACATGGAGGTATCACATGAAACTGGTAAATGTCGGTGAGAAGATTATCAACATCGGGACTACGGTCCTCATGCCCGGCGAGACCATGGCCGCGAACGAAAGCATCTGCGAACTCCCCGCCATCAAGGCGTTCATCGCATCCGGCCTGCTGATTGCCGATGACAGCGAGACTGCCTTCCAGAAGGCCGTCGAAGAGGCGGCTCGGAAGATGGTACTGGAAAAGGAGGAAGCCGCCGCAGATGCAGAGCCCGAGGCCAAGGCAGAGGGCAACAAAGCTGCCGAGGAGGCCGCCGCGAAGGCCAAAGCAGAAGCTGCCGCCGCACGTGCCCGTGCCAGAGCCAAGGCCAAGACCGAGGCCGCCAGCAAGGAAGAGAAGAGCCCCGCTGAGGGCGAGTAAGGGGTGAGTGCCATGAAGGCCATCGAGTATATCAGGCTCATCGGGAAGGAGTTCAAGGACACCAGCGACAGCGAGCTGATGCTCTGGATTGAAATGGTCCGGCCGATGGTGAGTAAGAAGCAGTTCGGCAAGCTCTACGATCAGGCGATTGCTTTCCTTGTGTGCCACAAGATGAAGATGGCCGGTCATGGCGAGAGCCCCCTGGGGGACATGGGCGCTATCGGCATCGGTTTCGCTGTTGGAAGCGTGTCCGAGGGCGGTAGCAGCATCAGCTACGGTGCGAACCAGAGTTCCAACCTCGCAACGGATGCCGAACTCGGCCTGACCGTTTATGGCGTCCAGTACCTTCAGCTCCGGCGCATGGTGGTCGTGCCCATCCATTGCAGCGGCGAGACGATTGACGAACCAAAGAGGCGAGGGACGAAGGACCGGAGCATCCCGATTGCTACCGCGACGACCCTTGGCGGAGTAAAGGTCCCGGCAGGCTCCGGCCTCAAGGTGGATGAGCGCGGCGCCATTTCCATTGACAAATCAGAAGGAGAGGGTGGGTGATGCCTTATGGCGTTTGGCTTCTCAGACCTGACGCCGGCAGGGAAGCGGTACTTTGCGGAGCTGAAGAAGCTCGCCGAGTCCGAGATTCAGGTCGGCTTCCAGTCGGACCAGACCTATGAGGACGGAACCAGCCTTGCCGAGATCGCGGCCATAAATGAGCTTGGCTCATCCGATACCCCGGCACGTCCGTTCATGCGGCAGAGCTTCGAGAACCACGAAGCGGAGCTTCAAGCCGCCTGCGATAGAGCCAATGCCATCTTGTCCAACGGAGGCACGGCCGAGCAGGCACTCAACCAGCTTGGCGTTTTCTGCCGTGGGCTCGTACAGGAAGAGATCGTCGAGGGCGGCTTTGCGCCGAACGCAGAGTCGACCATCAAGAAGAAGGGCTCCGACCAGCCGCTGATTGACACCGGCTATATGAGGCAGTCGGTCAACTACGTCGTGAAGAGGAGAGGTGGATAGCCTTTGAACATCCGGCTTTTCAATAAGACCTACTGGGTGAGGCGCTTCGGTGAGCAGAAGGTCGTCAAGGGCTACGTCACCTCCGGCTATTCAGACTTCCAGGCAAGCCTGCACATCCATCCGCTGAGCACAGACCAGCAGCAAGCCTTGCCCGAAGGTGAGCGCACGATAAAGCGCCTCGAAGGCCACGGAGAGATAAAACTGCTCGTGGCGAATCAGGACCTGAACCGCAAGGCGGACCTGCTGTACTACCACGGCGACTGGTACGAGTGCGTGAGCTGTCAGCTCTACGACCACACTGTGCTGTGGCACTACAACTACCAGTTCACTCCCGTACCGAGGGATGCGGCCAGGTCGCCCGACATTGAGAAGGCGCCTGGGGAAGGCCAGACAGGCGGCGATGAACCTGGGACCGGAACTCCCGGAGAGGGTGAAACCGGTGGAGGCGTCCAGGAAACCACAACCCCTCCCATCGCAAGTGAGGACCGCGTGGGTTTTGTCATCGTCGAACCGGGCTCCGGCCTGAAGGTCGACGAAGAGGGAAACCTCAGCCTCGACAGGACGGGAGGCGATGGCAATGCGGGTAACTGAAGCTCGTGAGCTGTTCAGACAGCTCACGGCGAGGTACTTCGCCGGGGCGACTGTGACCTTCTCAAACCAGAGCAGGGTCGCCAAGCCGAGGGTCCCTCTGGTCACCATCACCCCAGGCATTGTAAGGCGGCCGACAGCCGCCAACTACAGCATGACCGATGATGAAGTCGTCGGCCATTACCTATCCCGGATCACCTTCCAGGTGGACCTGTTCACGCACGGTGCGCCGGTGGTGGATGATGAAACCGGGGAAACAGTGGCATACGAGAACACCGCCATGGACGATATGCTGTCCTTTGCGGATTTTCTCAACTCTGACTATGCCATCCGGTGGTGCCACGTCAACGACGTGAGCATCCTGATTGATGGCGATGTACAGGACCTGACAGGCGTTGTGAACGATACGAACTATGAGTATCGGGCACGTATGTCGGTCCTGTTTTATTTCACCCAGAAAGCCGTGGGCCCGACCGCAGTTCTCAAAGAGTCGAGCATCCAGTACCCGGACGGAGAAGGCGGCTATACGCCCGAGACGCCCCTGGAGACTGAGAGCCCGACGAATGGCTATGAGACCGACGCCATGAAGAAGGAAGAGGCCGCAATCGTAGAGCCCGAATTTGAACAGACCTCCAGCGGCGGAGGCACGGAAGAGCTGGCAAAGGAAACTACCGGCTACTTCACCGAAGTTGAGATCAAGGAGGAAAAGGCTAATGAGTAAGAACTATGACCTGATTGCCACAGTGGACATCGACATTGCCTCCCCGCTTGTCGATGAAACCAGCTTTGACAATCTGCTCATCGTTGGCCCGCTCCCGAAGGTAGCGCCTGAAAAGGCTCCTCCCAAGGTAGGCGCGTATTCGTCCATGGACGAAGTCCTCGAAGCCGGCTGGACCGCCAGCGGTGACGATGCCGACCCCATCGGAGTGGCCGCACAGGTAGCGTTCGGGCAGAGCCCGCGACCCACCACGCTTTATATTGCACCCCAGCAGCTCACGGCGGCGGCCGTAGTTGCCGGGAAGACCATCGAGACGGTGAACTCCGCCATCGACGAGTACGCAGGGAAGAAAGAGGGCCTGACCGGCTGCTCCATCGCCTACGACGAAGGAACCCGTGTCCTCTGCATGACCCTGACCGGGCCCGTCTCTGGAGTCAAGAATACCGGCCTGTTTGATATGCTGTCGGCCCTGTCTGAGGCTGGGTACACCGCCACCATCGACGGGACCACTATCACGGATGGCAACAGCTTCATGTCCCTGCCGGTGTTCCGGGAGATCTCCGACCTTGAGGAAGGCGGAGAGGCCGTACAGTTTATCATTGAGCTTCACGCCCCCGACAGCGACGAGGGTGTGCCCTATGGCGTCATCGTCCAGCGGCCCGGAGCTGTTGTCGCAACATCCCAGGTCCCGGACTTCACGGTCGAGCCCATCGACAACCCCCAGAATGAGGTCGAGTCCGCAGTCGAGACTGTTCAGCGGGCCGTTTCCTCCACCGGGTGGTATGTGGTCTGCACCGCCGGCGTAGACCCCGCCGAGTATGAGGAGATCGCCGCTTACATTGAGACCCAGGAGCGGATGTTCTGCTACACGGAGCTGGGCTTCTTCGGCGCCGGTGAGGATGGCACTGACCAGCCTACCGTTGGCACGGTCTATTACCGCACCAAGGGAATCTATGGGCGCGAGACCACAGACCAGGCCGACGAGGACATCCCGCCTGCCAACCTCTACATGAACGTAGCGGCGGTGGCGAAGTGGCTCAACTATGAGTCCGGCAGTGAGACCTCGGCCTTTAAGACCTTGGCCTCCGTGTACCCGTCCGAGCTGACCACCACGGAGATGCGGGCCCTGGCAGACGCCAACCTGGACTACTTCATTACCGTGGGCAACAAGAACATCACCATGAACGGCAAGGTCGTCGCCGGCGAGTGGGCCGACATCATCCGCTTCCGCGACTGGTTGAAAAACGATATGCAGGTCCGTGTCGTGAACCTGTTTATCACCAACCCGAAGATCCCGTACACCGACAGCGGCATCGGCCTTGTGCAGAACCAGATGCTTGCGTCCCTGAAGGCCGGCCAGGATGTCGGCGGCATCGCCGAGGACGAGTTCGACGAGGATGGAAACACCATCCCCGGCTATCAGACCTCGGTGCCTCTCGCCGCCACCATCTCCGCCTCTGACAAGGCTTCCCGTCGGCTGACCAACTGCAAGTTCAAGGCGAGACTGGCCGGCGCTATCCACTTCGCAGAGCTGACCGGCAGCCTGACTTATGAGCTGTAAGGAAGGAGGGAACTGAGCAATGGGAAAGATCAAGACCTATAACCCGAAGGAAGTCACGATTGCTCTGGGCAACCACATCGTCTCCGGCTATGCCGATGACTCGTTTATCACTATCGACCCCAACGGCGACGGTGTGACGAAGAAGGTAGGCTGTGATGGCGAGATCGTCCGAAGCGTCAGCCCGGATGATACCTACATCGTGAAGATCACGGTGTTGCAGACCTCCGACACCAACTCCTTCCTCCAGGAGCGGTTCGCACAGGATCGGCAGACTGGAGACGGGATGTTCCCGATCCTGATTAAGGACCTGAAGGGCGGTTTGGTGTTCAGCACCGACGCGGCGTGGCCCATCAAGCCGGCGTCCCGTGGGTTTGGCAAGGAGTCCACCAACCGTGAGTGGGAGCTGCACACCGGCTCCGGCAACCTGACCGAATAAGGCAAAGAGAGGGCCGCCCGCCTGGGTGGCCCTCTCAATTCAATAAGGGGGTATTGAATTATGAAACAGATGGAAATCACGAAAAAGGAAATCGGCGAGAACACGTTCTACATCAAGCCGTTCCCGGCCTTTGTGGCCGTGAATATCAGCGGAGAGCTTGTCTCCGTCCTGTCACCCCTGCTGGGCGGTATTGCTGCCGTGGTGGGCGCCGGATCTGGCGGAGAGGGTTCCGACGAAAAGCCCAAGAACATCATGGACGTGGATGTAGAAGACGCCCTTCCGGCTATCACGTCTTCTTTTTCCAGCATCTCGGGCGACAAGTTTGAGCGCCTGATGAAGAAGCTCCTGATTGACAACAAGAACGTCTCCGTCGAGAGCGAGGCCACCGACGGCCAAGTGAAGGTCCTCGACTATGACATCGCCAACGAGGTGTTCTGCGGCGATGTTCAGGATATGTATATCCTCTGCTTCGAGGTGATCCGCCTGAACTTCAAGGGTTTTTTCTCGAAAATCGGAGACCGATTTGGAGACCTAAAGGGTCTGCTCCAGAAGGAGACTCCGACTACCAAAAATGGGGAGACCTCGACCTGACCCAGTTCACCGAGCTGGAGTTGAGAATGTACATCCTCATAAAGTCCCGCTTGGCATCGAAGCTGGAGCTCGAAACGGTCTATACGCTTGACGAGGCCCTGAAGCTATACGCCCTGCACTGTATGGACATGGACATTGAGCGTGGGCAAGCGGAAGAGCTGAAGGCCCAACAGCAAAAGTAAATGCCTCCGCCATTCGGGAAGGCCCGCCGGCGGAGGCATAACTGCTGGTCTCAGTAGAGCAGCTTCAGAAGGGTGTTGTAGGTCTCGGAGTCCAACTCGCAGAGGGCCTTTGTCCCGTCCTTGAAGATGATGGACACAACGTACTTCGACTTGGTCTTGCTGGACGTGCCGCCTGCGATGGCACCCGCAAGGCCGAATGTTGCGGCTCCGAGGACGCCCTTTGTCAGGGCACCCTTCTTGCTGGTCTCGCTTTCGTTCATCATGAGCTCGTAACTCTCGACGGTTTCCTTGTTGATGAACGTCAGCCGCTTCCTGAGCAGCTTGGACTCGTCGATGTAGAGGCCCTTCTTCCAGTTCTTGAACTTAATCAATCCCTGGTGGTCGCCCGCTGTGGCTTGGTTGATGATGTTCATGCAGACCCTCCGTTCATTTTGTAGTCCACGAGATAGCAAATTGTATTATAGCAGACTACGAAAATTTAGTAAAGCCAAAGCGAGGTGATGGCGGTGACGATAGCTGAGTTCATCAACAAGGTCGGCTTCAAAGTCAAGAATGAGGATGTCGATAAGGTCAACAACACAATATCCGGCATCAAAGACACCGCCACGAAGCTGCTCGGCGCAATCGGCATCGGGTTCAGCCTTACCGCTGTCAATGGCCTTGTTGAAGAGTTTACCCGTGTAAACAACCAGATAAGAAATGCGACCGAGGCTCTTGGAGATCAGAGGGATATTCAGGAGGAGATCATGGCCGCAGCAGAGGCCACGAGGACGTCCTACTCGGACACCGCCAACGTGGTCTCTATGCTCGTAAAGGGAAATTCCGAGCTGTTCGGCAACGTCGACGAGGCGGTGAAGTTCAACAACGCCGCCACGATGCTGTTTAAGAGCGCCGGTAAAACCAACGAGGATATTGCCTCGCTGATGGAGGCTATCAACAAGTCTTTCCAGAAGGGCTATGTTGACAGCGAGACCATCAGCCAGCTCCTGGAGCGAGCACCGGAGGCCGTGGCTCTGCTGAATAAGCGGCTCGGTACGACTTCCGATCAACTCGAAGATATGGCGACCGAGGGCACAATGACCATCGAGGACCTGAAGGCCGCCTTCATAGATAATATCGACGAAATCGAGGCGGGCTTCGGCAACGTCCAGTACAGCATCACCGACGCCCTGACCGTTATCCGAAGTAAATGGGGCCTCTGGCTGGCCCAAACAAATGAGACGCTGGGAATCACCGACGGGATCGGCAGGTTCATGGTGTCTGCGTTCAACAACGTCATATCCGTGCTGAACCGTGTAAGAAATGCGGTCACATGGCTTGGCGATAAGCTGGGCGGCGTCGATAAGCTGTTCCGGCTCATCGCAATAACGGCCGCTGCGGCCTTTGCGGTGTTCAACTTCAGCAAGATAACGTCCGGCCTATCGTCCATATCGAAGCTGCTCACAACCATCAATGTGAAGACGCTGGCCATCATCGCCATCATCGTTCTGCTTGCCCTGCTGGTTGAGGACTTCATCAACTTCATGCAGGGGAACGACTCCTTGATAGGGTCGTTGCTTGAGAAGGCCGGCGTCGATGTGGAGGCGGTCAGACAGACCATTATCAACGCCTGGAACGCCATAAAGTCGTTCCTGCTATCGGTCTGGGACGCCATCAAGAAAGCCTGCTCAGCCGTGTGGGGCGGCATCAAGGACTTCTTCAAGGAACACGGAGACGAGATAAAGGCCGGCCTACTGACCGCCTGGAACGTGATCCGAAGCATCCTCACCGCTGTCTGGAACGTGATAAGGACCGTGGCCCTCGCTGTTTTTGGGGACCTGCAAGAGTTCTGGCGGCAGCACGGCGAGAGCATAATGAACGCACTGGTCACCGCGTGGAACACCATCCAGAGCATCCTCGTGGGTGTCTGGAATGTGATAAAGACCGTAGCGACCACAATCTTTAGTGGCCTTCAGACCTTCTGGCAGAACCACGGAGAGCAGATCACCGAGGCCCTTGTGAATGTCTGGAACATCATCAAGAATGTTCTGACGGCCGTCTGGACCGTAATCAGCACGATTGCCAGAACTGTATTCAATGGACTGAAGGCGTTCTGGGACACCTGGGGCAACACGATCCTCACCGCAATTTCCGGTGTCTGGGAGGTCATAAAGTCGGTGTTCGGCACCGCGTTCAACGTGATCGCAGACCTCTTTGCCGTGTTCGCCGCTCTGTTTTCCGGTGACTGGGGAGCCCTCTGGGAGAACGTGAAGCAGCTTGTTTCCGATGTGTTCGGGGGCATCGTCAATATCGTCAGCACCATCCTCTCGGCGGTGTGGAACGTAATATCCAGCATCTTCACGACCATCTGGAATTTCATCTCCGGCGTCGCCCAGAATATCTGGAACGCCATCACAACGGCATTTACAAATATCCTGACCGGGATAACCACGACGGTCACGAACATCAAGGACGCTATCGTCAACGGTTTCACCGCCGCCATCGACTGGATCAAGTCCCTGCCGGCCCAGGCCCTTCAGTGGGGCGCTGACATTGTCACCGGCATTGTGGACGGCATCAAGGGTGCTATCGGTGCGGTGGGAGACGCTGTAAAGGGTGTGGCCGACAAGATCAAGTCCTTCCTCGGTTTCTCCGAGCCGGATGAGGGTCCCCTAAGCGACTTCCACACCTATATGCCTGATATGATTGACCTGATGAGCAAGGGCATCACCGCCGGCAAGGAAAAGGTCCGTAAGGCCCTGGAGGGTATCACGGGCGATATGTCCGTGGTGGCCAACGCAAACGTGGCAAGCCCCAGGACAGCGGCGGCCGCCGCCGGCACCAGCCAGATCAGCAAGAGCGTGGTCCAGAACGTCCAAATCAACAACGAGTTCAACGGCGACCGTGCCGGCCAGCAGAAGTCCGCTACGGCCATGGACAAGGCCGCCAAGGACTCCACCGCAGAGCTCGCCCGTGGGCTCGCTTATGCCAGATAGGAGGGATTGGTGAATGGCAAGAGCAAAGCAGCCGGTCTCCGTCAATGGCATTGAGTTTGATGCGCTTATCAGTCAGACCGACACCCTGGAGGCCACGGTCCCGGAGTATACCGTGGAGGACGGCTTCGTTGTAAGCGATGCCATAATCCTCAACCCGGAAAAGCTGGACATGACCCTCTACATCACCGATACCCCGGTGACGTGGTACAGCCGTCACGGCAGCGGTCAGGACCGGGTAGAGACCATAGTGAAGCAGCTCCAGGAGCTCTACTTCACGGCAGAGCCCACTACCGTGGTCACGTCCGCAAAGAGCTACACGAACATGGCCATTGAGAGCCTGTCCATCGCAAAGAGCCTGGAGATCGGCTACGCCAGAGAGATTTCCATATCGTTCAAGAAGATACGGGTCACAACGGCGAAGACCACGACCATCCCGGACAGCTACGGCAAGAGCGGGACCACCCAGGCTTCCGCCGGCACGGCCAGTACATCGTCTGGGGGCTCCGGCGGAAGTTCCGGCTCTGGTTCCGGCGGCGGTAGCTCAGGCTCCGGGAGTAGCAGCGGCTCAAGTGGCGGTAGCAAGTCGAGCATCCTGTACAGCGCGGCGAACTCCATTGGATTGATTTGATTTTCAACAGCTCCGAGGTCAGCGGAGCGCGCCTGGGGGACGGGGCGCCGTGAAATGAACCGGCCACCCAAAACTGCCAGGAGGTGAAGAGGCCAAGGGAAAGCGGCCTCCATCGACCATGTGAACCCAAGACAAAGATCCGGCCTGCGGCCGCCGAAGCCCTACGCTTGATGCGCGGGGTACTGATGTAGGCGGCGCGGGCCATATATGTTCTGCTGCGGCCGCAGGAGGCGAGCAGAGCTCATGAAGGAGGTCCACCCATGGACTATATCATCATCGAAGTGCCGGACATGAACGACAGCATGTCCCGCGTCGTCCTGAACGGCACCGCATACTTGATACGCTTCACCTGGAACGACACCGGCGCCTACTGGAAGTTCGGCCTGTACGATTCCCAGAGCCAGCCCATCGTCATTGGCATCAAGCTCGTGGCGAACTTCCCGCTCAATGTGTTCTACGGGGTGACGGAGCTCCCGGACGGAGTCTTCGGCGTCATGAGCCAGCAAGAGCGAATTGGCAGGAACGACTTCACAGAGGGCAAGGCCCAGTTCATTTTCTGCCCCGTGGAAATGGAGAATTGACTTCTCGTGTGACCGTCCTGCGGAATATCCGCGGACATTCCTGCGGACTGTCACGCCAAAAATCCACGGAGAATCCGCAACTAACCGTAACCGTAACCGTAACCGTAACCTATACCGTAACCGTAACAAAACCAATAATACTTATGTGCGCTTTTGCCAAGCGCACGTGTGCGTTTTGAGTGTGAAAAAATCTACCCTATGTGATGCTGAACATGAAGGAGGGGTGACCCGTGAGCAGCGAGAACTTCGGAAGAGAATACCGGGTCGCCATCGGCAAGGCCGGAGAGGCCGGCTTTGAGATAGGCCAGCGGTCCGAGAGCCAGCCAGTCCCTCTGCACATCAACTTTTCAATCGAGCGCACCGACCTGGAGACCCAGAACACCGGGCGCATCACGATATGGAACCTAAACAAGCAGCACCTCGCCGCGCTGGAAGAGAGGGACTGTTGCCTCTCCTTGAAGGCCGGCTACAAGAACCGCCTCCCGCTGATTTTTTCCGGCATCGTCACCAGCGTGACCACCACAAATGATGGCGCTGACAGAAAGACAGAGGTGGAGGTGGTAGACAACCTCGTGGAGATCCGCGACACCTATGTCTCGATCTCCTACTCCGGCACTGTGAACTGGAAGACCATTTTCGACGATGTGGCCGGCCAGATGGGTGTGGCCATCTCCTACTCCTACAACGCGGAGTTTGTCGACATCCCGAACGGATTCAGCTTTGTGGGCCTTGCCCGCGACATCATGACGAAGGGCTGTGCCTGCTGCAACCTTGTGTGGAGCCTCCAGAATGGTGTAATGCAGGTGAAGAAGCCGGGTGACGTAATGTCGAAAGAGGTGTTCGTTCTGTCAGCGGAGACTGGGCTCCTCGGCATCCCATCCAAGGTGAACGAGGCCGCTTCCCAGACGAACAGCGAGCCGCAGAGGGGCTGGGATGTTGAGTATTTCCTCAACGGGGCAATCAACATCGACGACTATGTGAAGCTGGAGAGCAATGTGGCCACCGGCTACTTCCGGGTCGGCAAGGTGTCCCTACAAGGGGATAACGTGTCCGGCGACTGGATCTGCCAAGCTCGGCTGTTGGAGGTGAGCGCCTGATGATGCAGGAATTTGTCCAGGAGATCAAGAACACCGTCAGCAAGAACCTGAAGGGCGTCCACACGGCCATGCCGGGTGAAATCCTGAGCTATGACCCGGCGACCGGCCTCGCTACTGTCCAGCCGAAGATGAAGTACAAGAAGCCAGACGGGACCACGATAGATTTCCCGCAGGTCACCGGCGTCCCAGTCTGGTTCCCCCAGGGGAATAACCAGAAGGCCACGATTGCCTATCCCGTAAAGCCAGGAGATGGGTGCCTCATAATCGTCGGCGAGCAGAGCCTCGACTACTGGATGTATGGCCAAGAGACCAGCACGGACCTGAGCTTCGACATGACAAACGCCATGTGCATACCCGGTCTATTCGCAAAGGCCAACTCCGTGGCTGGAGAGGCGTATAACCAGAACGCCATCATCGTGGATGTGAACGGGACCCGTCTGACCGTCAAGGGTGGCTCCGTCCAGGTGGACGCCGCCACCATCACAATGAACGGGAATGTGACCGTGAATGGCAACTTCACCACGCAGGGAGGCGTGGTCAATCTGAATTAAGGCCGGCAGGCACCGGCAGACGGAGGTTGAGGAGATGATTGCTCATGCCAAGCGCAGCAAGGCGCGGAGACGCCGTAATCGGAACAACGGCCGGAGAGCACTCTGGCCATGTCCCGCCGCACTCCCCGGAGACCTTTTCAGGGGAAATCAGCGGTGGGTGTTCAAGCGATGTCTTTATAAACGGAATACCGGCCGCTGTCGTCGGGAGCACGACTACAGAGCGTGACTCCTGTTGTGGGAGCTCCCAGGGAAGCGTGGCCGCCGGGAGCGGTTCCGTCTTCATCAACGGGACACCTGCGGCTCGGCTCGGCGATGCTCTGAACGCACACAGCGGCTCCGGCGCTATTTCCGCTGGAAGCGGCAACGTGTTCATCGGAGGATAAACACCTCGCAAAACGGGCGTAGAGAGCCGATGCGCCCACTCTGCGCCTGACCATACATTCACCCACCGGGGGCGCTTCGGACGTTGCACGGAGCTGTAGGCTAATTTCAGACCACTTTTAGAAGGGGGTAAACCAGTGTGACTGACATAATGCTTGATAAGGCCGGCGACATCAAGGTGTCGGCTGTCGGCGATATATCGCTTACCGAAAGCGTCCGGCAAGCGGTACTGATTCGGCTTCGCTGGATTTACCAGGAGTGGCGACTCGGCCCCACAATGGGCTTCCCGTGGTTTGAAGAGGTCTTTGTGAAGAACCCGAACACCGTCAAGATCCGGCAGCTCATCCGGGATGAGATCATGCAGGTCGAGGGAGTCACGGCCGCCGAGGTTATCTCTGTGGACTACAACCGGGCAAAGAGAGAAGCCAAGTTTGTTTATACATGCACTGTCGATGAGGCGACTTTCAGGGAGGAGGTGACGCTATATGGCTGATTACGGATTGACGCCAAATGGACCGAACATCAAGCGGCTGGATGAGATCCTGAACGACATGCACTCCAATCTCTCTGAGAAGTGGGGCGTGAATACCCGGCAGAACCCGGAGTCATTTCTCAACCACCTGCTGACGAACGTGGCAGACCGCATAGCGGAGCTATGGGAGTTCGGTGAAGAGGTCTACTACTCCCAGTACCCGGCCACAGCAGAAGGCCGGAGCCTGGATAATGCCGCTCAGTATGGCGGCTCCACCCGTGAAACGGCAGCGCGTTCCTACTACCCAATTCATTGCACGGGCACTGATGGGACACGGCTTTCTGCTGGGACGATCATTGCATCCACCACGAACCCGGCGACGCAGTTGACCTTGAGTGACGCCAGGGAGATCACGAGAAGCGCATTTAACAAGGCAGTCATCAAGGTCGCGTCCACTGGAACAGGAGATGTCTACACCGTGGCCCTCAATGGCGCGGTGTTTTCTTACACCCCGACCAGCGCGGTGCCGTCGGAGATCCTGAAAGGGCTGGCCGCCGCCATCACGTCGGAGGACTTCACCACATCGGTAGACGAGGAGAACGAGCTTCTGAGCATCGAGGCGGAGGACATCACCTCCACCAATGTCCTTGTCCTGTCGGAGAACCTCACGACCGAGACAGTTACGACCATCCTGACCTTCGGCACTGTGGACACCGGCGACATCCTCATCCCGGAGGGTGTCATTACGAACATTGTGAAGGCGGAGGCTGGCCTGCTGAGCGTCGTGAACCTGTGCAGCTACATCGCCGGACGCGACGAAGAGAGCGATACCGAGTTCAGGCAGTCCTACGCAGACAAGATATTCAACAGGTCGAGCAATATGCTGGAAAGCATCCGATCTGCCATCCTGAACAACGTGCAGGGCGTGACCAGTGTGGCTCCCTACGAGAACCCGTCCCATGAGTGGGACGACTACGGGCGGCCGCCGCACAGCATCGAGATTGTGGTTGATGGGGGTGACTCCACGGAGATTGCCAAGCAGATACTCGACAACAAGGCTGGCGGTATCAACACCTTCGGCGACACCGTTGTCATTCTGCCGGGCGAGTACGACGAGGACATCACCATCCGCTTCAATAGGCCGGTCACGATCTACACGTGGTTCCACCTCGGTATCACGCTCAGACGCGGCGAGGCCCTGCCTCCGAACTACGTAGACCTGCTGCGGAATGTGATTCTGGAGAAGATGGCCGCTATAGATGCCGGCAAGGACGTCATCCCACAGGAAGAGTTCATGGCCGACCTGTACCGGGCCTGCTCCGGCATCAGCTACATCGACATTAGGATGTTCACCTCCGAGGACTCCGCCGCAAAGCCTGACGAATACACGGACCGGACAGCCACTATCACGGCGCGGCAACGGGCCTACACGTCAGAGGATATGATCGAGGTGGAGATTGATGGTTGATTATATCTCCGTCCTGAAGGAAGACCTTGTTGAGCAGTTCCGGGGAAAGCCGAACATAGAGGCGCTGGTTGAGGTCATCGGCATCGAGCTTCAGCAGGTGGCAGACTTCTATGAACAGCTACGAACGGAACGTGACCTTGACCATGCGGTGGGGAAGCAACTCGATGGTGTGGGCGACATCGTAGTGATGACCAGAAAAGAGGCTGGTGAACTTGCTGGCGACCCGATCCCTTTTGATGTCATCGACGACGACACATACCGGCAGTACCTGATTTACAAGATACTGAAGAACACCTGCGACTGTACCTACCCGGACATTATCAAGGCGTTCAAGATGTTCTGGGACTACCCACTGTACTACACGGAGGACCCAGAACAGCCGGCCACGATGATATTTGACACCGGAGAGCTTCCGGGCGACGTAGACACGACGCCGCTGTTCAAGACGCCGCTCATCCGGGCGGCCGGTGTTACCCTCAAGCTGTACGCGAGGACATCGGTCGAGATGGACACCGCTTGGCTCCGCATCAGGAGCGGGCTGGGGTATGCCGTCACCGTGACCACGCTCCCGGCCCTGGAGCGCATCATCGACTATGGCGCCAAGGTGCGGGTCGGCTCCGGCGTCCAGACCATCACGGAGGACACGCTTCCTGGGATTGAGCGTGATTATAAATTCAGCCACAAGCTCCGTATCGGGACCAGTGTCCAGAGCGTGGCACAGAGTCATCTCCCGTTCCTTGAGCGGGAGATTTCTTATGCCGCGAAGGTCAAAACCGGCGGTGTTATCCAAAGCATCATGGAAACGCCAATCAACGGCATTTCGCTCCAGGAATAATGCCCCATAAAACGACAAGAAGGAGGAACTACGCAAATGAGTTACTACGGCGGAACAATCACAGTAAAAGGCCGTGACCTCATCACCAGCCTGATCGCCGGGGAAACGATTGAGTTCACCCGCATCGTTGTGGGCTCCGGGCAGGTGCCGGAGGGCGTCGAGCCCATCGACATGGAGGCGCTGGTGGAGCCGGTCGCAGAGGCTACCTCTACGGTGCCGACGGTCGAGAACAGCGTCCTGTCCATGGTGGTAGAGTACAGGAACGACCTCAACGGCGGCCTGCAAACCGGATTCTGGCTGAGGGAGTTTGGTATCTTCGCCAAGACCGAGAACAGCGAGGAGATCCTGCTCTACTACGCCACCTTGGGAGACAGCCCCCAGCCGGTCAATGCCTACAAGGACAACCGCATCGACATTCGGCGCTACCCGGTGACGATTGCCCTGGAGGTCGACGCGAACATCGAAGTCGTTTATACTCCGGGCTCTTTTATCACGGCGGCCGAGGCACAGCAGCTCATCCAGTCTATGGTGAGCGAGGCCATCACCGCCATTGTAGGGGATCTTGGCGCCGTCATCATTAAGGACATCACGATTCCGGCCACGGGCTGGGCCTGGGACCAGGATCTTGATGAGCCGGGCAGCGTTGGGATGGATGATTACCGATACTACGTGGACGTCCCTGTGGCGGAAGCGACGGACGATCACTTCCCGAGCGTTGCCCTGCATAAAAGCGCGCTCAACACCGCGAAGGAAGCGGGGATGTGTCCCACGGTACAGGCCGCCGAAGGCTATCTGCGGTTCTGGGCGAGAAGCGAACCGACGGAAGATATGGACGCGACGATTTGTCTGGCGTCCAGCAGCTCCGGCGGTAGCAGCGGAGGAGGTGGAACCTATGTGCTACCTGTAGCAACGGCGAGCAGGCTCGGCGGCATCAAGGTCGGTGAGAATTTGAGTATCACCCCGGATGGCACCTTGTCGGCAACCGGCGCTTCCGTGTCTGAAGAGGATATGGCCTCTCCGACGGAAACGGACGAAATGCTCGATGAAGTGTTCCCGCCGGAAGACTGACCCAGCAAAATCCAAACAGCAAGGAGGAAGACCCTATGGCTTATGATCCCACAAAACTGGTAAGCCTCAAGAACCTGAAGGACACGGCTACCCGCATCAAGACGGAGTACCTGGCCGCTATTGCGGCTTCCGGCCACGCCATCTTCCAGAAGGCGGACGCCGTTCCTGACCCCGGCGAGGCCCAGGAAAATGTCCTGTATCTGGTGAAGAACACCGGCACCAACCACTACGACATCTACGCCCTCGTTGATGGGGCGATGGAGTGGCTGGATGATGTCACGGTCAACCTGGACGACTACGTCACCAGCGAGGAGCTGGCCCAGGCCATCGCAAACCTGGGCGCCGGCTCTGTGTATAGCGGCACAAAGACCGACCTGGAGACCGCTGACACCACCGTCATCACCAACTTCTTCGAGCAGGAGGAGGCTCCCACCCCGAAGGAAGGCGACGTGTTCGTCGTGGTCACCACGGTCAGCGGCGTCACCTACGAGATGTCCTCGTACTGGTATGACGGCGAGAACTGGGTGGCCATCACCGGGAATGTTGATGCCAGCAAGGTCATCATGCGCGAGAACATCACCATGGCCGGCAACTACACCCAGGTTGGCAACAAGACCAAGGAGCAGGACGGCACTGCCGACTTCAACACCAAGGGCATGTCTGTGGCGGCGATCCTGACCGACATCTTCAGCAAGCGGCTCCAGCCCGGCACTCCGACCCAGCCCTCCATCAGCGGCTTCAACCTGTCCGGGGCGAAGGCTGTGGAGGCCGGAACGGAGCTGGAGGCGGTGAACTACACCGCCGGCACCCTGAACGCCGGCTCCTACCAGTACGGCCCCGACACCGGCGTCGTGGCCTCGAACTGGGTGGTGCAGCGTATCACCGACCAGGGCACCGAGCAGGTCACCAGCGTTGACGCCGCTTCCCTGGAGGCGGGCTCCGACAACAACGGCGGCGCTGGCTTCATCATCGGCGATGTGGGCGGTGAGGGCGTCGTGTCCAGCCTGAAGCTCAAGGCTATCGCCACCCATGGGGCTGGTGTGACCGCCAAGGACAACCTGGGCGATGACTCCAACCCGCCCGTTTCCATCTCCGCCGGCACGAAGGAGAAGACCACCGGGGCCTATACCCCGTACCGGAACTACTTCTACGGCGCCACCACGGAGAAGCCCACCCTGGACAGCGCCTATGTCCGGGGCCTCACCAAGAGCAACAAGGCTTATGCCGCCGGCACCGTCACCATCAACGTGCCCGCCGGGGCGCAGCGCGTGGCCATCGCCTGCCTTGCTTCCAAGGCCGGCGTGACCAAGGTTATCAACGAGACGGCCATGAACGCCGATGTGACCAGCACCTTCGTCCAGTCCACCGTACAGGTCGAGGGTGCCAACGGCTACACCGCCCAGGAGTACAAGGTCTGGGTGTTCGAGCCCGCTGTCCCGTATGAGAACGCCGCGACCCTGAAGGTCACTCTGGGCTGAGAGGAGGGAATGAAGTATGGCTATCAACGGTTCTGACAAGTCCTTTGCCTTTATGGAGTTCCCTCTGAGTATGTCCCGCCAGGATGGCTTCCCGCTGGACAAGAGCTCCGTGTTCTACTCCGTCACCGAGGCGGAGACCTACGCACAGACGAGCCCGCTGGCCTATGTGGGCCAGCACATCTCCGTCGTCGTTGACGGAGTTTCCACCGCCTATCAGATCAAGAACACCTCTGGCGAGCTGGAGCCTCTGGGTTCTGCCGCCGTGAGCGTCGCCACCGACGACGAAGTGGAAGAGATGTTTGGCGAGGTGTTTGGCACTGATGCCAATTCCGGCGAAAGCGCCTGATGCCCGTTGAGCACATAAAAAATCATTTTCAGGAGGAATAGAAAATGGCTTATGACACTACCAAGCTGGTAAAACTCGCAGCACTCAAGGCGCTGGCCGAGAAGGTCAACTCCGACTACACCAAGAAGACCGACTTTGACGCCCTGAACGAGCAGGTCCAGGGTCTGGTGACTGCCGGCGGCGAGCCCAATGTTCTGACCAGCGTGAAGGTCAACGGCGTCGCCCTGGCCATCGCTGAGAAGGCGGTGGACATTCTGATCGCCACCGGCACCGCAAACGGCACTCTGGCCGTGAACGGCGCCGATATTGCGGTGAAGGGTCTGGCCGCCCTTGCCTACAAGGCGCAGGTGTCCGAGTCCGATCTGGACTCTGCTCTGACCGCTGTGCTGGCGGCTAAGGCTGCAAAGGCTGATGTTGACACCCTGATTGGCTCCGACACCGGCAAGTCCGTGCGGACCATCGCCAATGAGGAGCTGGCCGCCCAGCTCATCCCTGAGAGCGCCCAGGAGTCTCTGGACACTCTGGCCGAGATCGCCGCATGGATTCAGGAGCATCCCGATGACGCAGCCACCATGAACGCCGCAATCACCAAGCTCAACGGTATTGTGGCCGGTATTGGCGGCGAGGAAGATGACTACGCGACCGTGATCGCGGCTATCGAGGGCAAAATCTCTGCTGCCCAGAGCGCCATCTACGCCGCGATTACCGCTGGCGATACCAACGGCCACCTGAAGGTAAACGGCACCGACGTAACCGTCTACACTCACCCCACCCACACGCCCAAGACTTCCGGCCTGTACAAGGTCACTGTGGACGCCGAGGGCCACGTGTCCGCCGCCGAGGCGGTTGCCAAGACCGACATTACCGCCCTTGGCATTCCTGCCCAGGACACCACCTACACGGATGTCACTGCCGGCGGTGCCTCCGGCCTGATGAGCGGCGCTGACAAGACCAAGCTCGACGGACTGATCGTGGCCGAAGACACCGAGGTCACGGAGATGCTGAACGAGGTCTTCGCGGCCTCCACCGAGCCCGAGGTTCAGGGTTAATTCCGCACAAGCGAAGGGAGGGCGGGGACTTAACCCCGCCCTCTGCTTTTATCAACTCTGGAGGTAATTGCGCATGGGTAAATTGACACTCACGGAGCACCTGAAAGCCTGTGCGGAGGCGGCCAAGAACTTCACAAGCGGACTGGTCGGGGAGCTGGCCACCACGGTAACGGAGGCCATGAACGAGATGAACGAGGTAAAGGCAGACAAGCCTGACTATGCCGCGGTCACCATCCCGACCACCGGGTGGCAGGGGGATGAGAGTGTTGCCGCGTATCCAGTCTACTACGACATTGTGGTCGAAGGTGTCACGGCAAATGACCGGGCCACGGTGGTTATTGCCCCTGGAAGCATGGCGGCGGCCGTCGCTTGCGCCATGTGTCCGAGCTGTGAAACTGTGACCGGAGCTATCCGCATCAGGGCCGGAAGCGCCCCCAGCACGGCTATTTCAGCAGAATACTGGCTTGACCAGGGAAAGGAGTGAGAAGCGAGTATGGCACTCGGAATTGTAAACGTCGGGCAGGCCCAGGCTGAGAACAACAACTACCTGACCAATGAGCAGGTCGGCGTTGCCGGCGGTCTGGCTACCCTGGACGGTAATGGGAAGCTGACTGAGTCCCAGCGGCCAGAGGTGGACGCATACACCCAGGCCCAGACGGACACCAAAATCAGCGACGCCGTGGATGCCCACAACGAGAGCGCCACGGCACACTCTGATATTCGTGGCATCGTGGCCACCCTCGAAGCGACCGTGGAGGCTATCGAGCTGAAGTTTGGCACCAGCGTAACGGAGAACCCGTTCACGGTGACGTTTTCGACCCTGAATGACGTGATCGTGACCGGCGTGTGGAACACCGCTCAGGCTCGCATTGAGTTCTGATGATGGAGGAAGTCGTGTTTTCCCGCCCCGCTGACGAGCTATCCTGCATCATCGGGAACCTGTTCGCCGAGCTGAAGCCGCCTTGCGGCTTTGGAAGCAGCGGGGACCTTGTGATCTGCGGCACCACCCACTCAGGGAATGATGGGCGGCTGGTCATCATGGGCGACCACTGCATTTTCTGCGGGCAGGCTGAGGATCTGTCTGAAGTGTTAAATGGGCGTTGCCCGGAAAGAGGGTGTAGACAAAATGGCTGAGAAGGAATACCTGCTTGGCAATAAAGCAAGAGAGCTCTTGCGGTATACGAACCAGGCGACAAGGGTGATTTCCGACGATGTCAGCAGGAAGGATGTCCGAGCAATCATCAAGAAAGTTGCCGAGCTCGATGACATCCGTGAGGTGAAGTCCGTCTGCTACCAGCTCATCCACACGCTCGACACGAAGGACAAAGAGGGCTTCACCAGAAGCATGTTCAAGCTGTATGGCGAGGACATGCGCGAGATCGCAAAGGGCATCGTCCGCGATGTCCACGCCGCCAATGATAAGCACTTCGTCACCGAGTTTGATGAGCGCCTCGCTAAGATCGACGACATCCTCTCCGGGTGCTCGCTATTGCTGGAGTATATCCAGATCTGCGTGGATGAGCACATTATCAGTGTGAAGAAGGGTGGCATCTGGACCAAGAAGGTCACGGATGTCAAGTATATGAGCGCGTCGTGGAAAAAGAACGATGGCGGACGTGCCCGGAAAATCAAAGCAGAGGCCCAGGCCGAGGCGGACCGGCACCAGTATGATCTGACTAAGGCCGCCGTGAGAGAGGTCCTGGGCCGAAAGTAAGGGTACTCGGCGGGGGCACCCGCCTTGTATTAGGGTATGACTCGTTTCGGCCACCAACTGGTGGCTCCGCTCTCCGTATTGCAACTCCAACAACGGTTCGACGAACGCGTTGAACGTGAACAACAATGGCAACTGGAACAACAACAACTGCTCCAACTCGTATGGCATCCGCCCCGCTTTGATGGATATGTGAGACGTGTAGGCCCCGCAAAGGGGCTGAAAGCAGTACAGCCATCATCAAAGGGAGTCATATCCTGTCGGAAGCCTGTGCATGGGCTGACGATAAACACATCACGCCGAGGCCCGCCACCCCAGCATGGGGTGCAGCGGGCTACTGGGAGGAGGACTACCCGGCGTTAGGAAGAAGGACCGGCCGGGAGCCTCCTCTGAACCCCGGCTGGTGGAAGCAAAGAAGCGTGGTTCATGACTTACCAAGAGATGTGTACCTTCGAGGTACTGTACGAAGCGTACTTGCAGGCCAGACAGCGGAAGCGGCAGAAAACGCCGACAGCTCAGTACGAGGCCAACGCGCTCGCCTGCACAGAGAAGCTATCCCACATCCTGAACACCAAGACCTATAAGCCCAGCAAGTTCGAGGTGTTCTTTGTCTACGAGCCGAAGAAAAGGCTCGTGCAAGCTCCGGCCTTTGTCGACAAGGTCGTACTCCATGCAGTGACGGACAACATCATGTATGAGGCCATCACCAAGAGCTTCATCCGTGATAACTGCGCCAGCCAGAAAGGGAAGGGAACTCATGACGGCCTGCTACGGCTCAAGCAGTTCATGCTTGAATACTACCGCAAGAACGGAACCACCGAAGGGTGGGTACTGAAGGCCGACGTGAGGCACTTCTTCGCCTCTATTGACCACGACAAGCTCAAGGTGAAACTCCTGGAGCTGGTCAAGAAGCGCGGTGTGGACATCCAGATCTACGAGCTGCTATGTACCTACATCGACACGACGCCCGGTCTGCCCCTTGGATACCAGACAAGCCAGCTCCTTGCCCTGATGTTCCTCGATGAGTTCGACCATCTCATCAAGGAAAAGTACCATATTCGGTACTATGGGCGCTATATGGACGACTTCTACCTGATTTTCAGGACGAAGAAGGAAGCCCAGGAGATGCTGGCCATCATCCGGGAGTACATGGACGGGGTCGAGCTTGAGCTTAACCAGAAGACGGGAATTTTCCCGCTCAAGAACGGGATCGACTTCTTGGGGTTCCACACCTACCTCACGGAAGAGGGCGGCGTGGTGCAGAAGCTCCGCCGGGACAGCATCAAACGCATCCGGTCGAAGATCCGGCACTGGCGGGAGGATTATGCCGCCGGAACCATCACCAAGGAGAAGATCATCGAGAAATTCGTCGCATGGGACGCCCATGCGGCACACGGCGACACCTATTCCCTCCGGGCCAAATATGCCAAGCAGGTCAGCGAGATTGTCGGCGAGACTATAAGGCCCCGCCGGAAAATCAATGGGCCGGACGCTGTCAGGACGCTTCGCAAAGTCCGGCAAGCGCAAGAACTTTACAGGAAAACGCACAAGGCGACGGAACACTCCGTTGCCTCTTTTTCTGCCCCAAGACCTGATGACATTGCCCCATGGGAGTAAAAACCTACAACTTTCAAAGGAGGAAACTCACTATGGCAACGGTTGCTTTGAGCTCCAAGGCAGTCGGCAGTACCGTGAAGCTGAAGGTCAATGGTACTGCGAAGAATTTCATCGTTGTCCACCAGGGGAAGCCCGGCTCCATGTACGACGCGAGCTGTGATGGAACGTGGCTTCTGATGCAGGACTGCTATGAAAGCAGACAGTGGCACAGCTCCAACAACAACGACTACGAGAACAGCACCATCGACAACTACCTGAATACGACCTTCCTAAACCTGTTTGAGTCCAATATCCGGGATGCCATCAAGCAGGTGAAACTCCCGTACAGAAAGGGTGCTGGCTACGGAAAGACCGTGACCAGCGGCGCAAACGGACTGTCCGCAAAGATTTTCCTGCTGAGCGCCACCGAAGTCGGCTTCAACATGAGCTATATGCCAACCAACGAGGGCGTCGAGCTGGCGTATTTCTCTGGATGCGCGGATGATGGTGCTGACAGCAAGCGCATTGCGTATCTCAACAGCTCGGCCACCCGCTGGTGGCTCCGCTCTCCGTATTGCCGCTCCGGCAGCGGTTCGTCGGGCGCGTTGTACGTGTACAACTTTGGCAACTGGTACAACAACGGCTGCTCCGGCTCGTATGGCATCCGCCCCGCTTTGGTACTTCCCTCTTCTCTCTCGGTCTCTGACGACGGGTCGGTTCAGACGAACACGGCTCCGACTATCAGCAGTCCGAGCGGCAACAGTGGGGTAAACCTCGGCAGTAAGGCGGCGGCGTTCAATTTCCAGTATACGCCCAGCGACGCCGACGGGGACAAGCTGACGGTGACGGAGAAGCTGGATGGAGTGACGAAGAAGACCCGGAGCAACGTCACCAGCGGCACCCAGCTCACGTTCGAGTGCGCCAGCACGGCGGCGGAGTTCCAGAAAATCCTGAACGGTAGCCACACGATCACCATTGAGGTGAGCGATGGCAAGGAGAAGGCGACTTTCACCGCCACGTTCACGAAGGCGGTGACCGGAGCGTCGATCACGCTGGATGAGCCGCTGGCCGTGGAAGGCGACATTACGGTGGCGATCCTGACGGTGACGGGGGACATCCCGGCAGACGCCGACTACACGGTCGAGGTCACCAACAACGCTAACGACAGCAACCCCGTGTGGCAGAATGTCACCACGGAGGTAAAGAACGGCACGAACATCGTGTTCGAGAACCACGAGAACACCAACGGGGCCGCGTTCAACTTCCGTATCACCGTGGACCGGGGTGCCTCCAACACCGGCGGGTATATCACCGGCGTTTCCGGCGCGTTCCAGTAAGGAGGGATAGACCATGGCACTGAAATGGAAGAAGAGCGATCTGCTGACGCTGGCGGAGAAGAAGGTGCAGATGGCGAACGACACCTGCCAGAGCACGATTTACAACGGCATTGACGTGGAGCTGACTACCGGGACGGAGCATTTCAGCCTGGAACCCAACGACCAGACGAATATCGACTCCATGTTCACGGCAGTCACCCTGGGCGCCACGCAGTACCCGTACCACTCGGATGGTGCCCAGTGCAAGATGTTCTCCGCCGCCGACATCGTGACCCTGTACGTGGCCTACAAGACCCATGTGACCACGCAGACCACCTACTGCAACTTCCTGAAGATCTGGATTAACCGGGAGACCAGCAAGGACGTACTGGCCGGCATCGTCTATGGGAGCACCCTCCCAGATGACCTGCTGGCGGAGATGAACGCAATTCTGGCATCCGCCCAGGAGGAGATCCAGAGCCTCATCGGGAAGCTGACGCAGGCACTGGGGGAATAATCCGCGATGAAAGAGAAATTGAAAGCGATCCTGAAACACGCAGTCCTCGCCTTGTGCGGGGGCTGCGTGTACTTTCTCATCGAGATGGCGTGGCGCGGCCACAGCCACTGGACGATGGCCGTGCTCGGCGGGGTCTGCTTCGTTCTCATCGGGGACATCAACGAGTTCATCCCGTGGAATATGCCGCTCATCCTCCAAGGAGCAATAGGGTCAGGCATCGTGACCGTCCTGGAGCTGGTGTCCGGCATTATCCTGAACCTCTGGCTCGGCCTGGGGATTTGGGACTATTCCAACATGCCATTCAACTTTTTGGGCCAGATCTGCCTGCCGTTCTCTCTGCTGTGGGTGGCCCTCTCCATAGTGGCCGTAGTGCTGGACGATTGGCTCCGGTACTGGCTGTTTGGAGAAGATCGACCTACCTACACGCTGTTCTGAAAATTTGAAGAAATGGGAGGGCAAGACATTGACTGGACTGGAAGAGTTTAAGGAGCTGTTCGGCGGCATTACGGTGCTGAACGTCATTGAGTTCCTGCTGGCTGTGGCTTTCCTGGCCTATCTTTACAAGAAGGCCAAGGACTACCTGACCCAGCGGTACGAAGCGACCAAGCTGAAGGACGAGCAGTTGAAGACGGCGCTCGACGCCGTGAGTCAGTACCCTAAGTACCGTGAGCAGAGCATCAGAATCCAGCAGGAGCTGGAGAGCAAAATCGGTGAGCTGAAGCAGAGCCAGGACGAGAACACGGCTCGGCTGAAGGCCATGGAGGAGATCCAGAAGCGGCAGAAGCGCAATGAGCTCCGGGACCGGCTCCTCCAGAGTTATCGGTACTACACCGATAAACGGAGGAACCCGAAGCAGGTCTGGAACCGCATGGAGGCCGAGGCGTTCTGGGAGCTGTTTGGTGACTATGAGGCCGCCGATGGAGATGGGTATATCCACACAGTCGTTCAGCCGGCAATGAACCTCCTGAAGATCGTCGAGATGGATGAGCTTTCCAGAAGCAACGAGGACCCGCACCATCCCGGCCAGCTTGCCCCGGTGATTACAGACGGGGGTGAGGGGTAATGACCGTACCGCTGGAGTCTGTCGCTGTCATAGCGGCGGCCTGCGTTGTCATTGGAGCTGTAGGGCTTTACGCCGTGGCAATCGTCGTTTCGGCGAGGAAGAAGAAAAAGCGGCGCCGCAGCAGGAGTATGGCGTCAACTGGTTCCGCAGAACCAGCGAGCGAGAAGGGACGGACAGCGACTACTGCCACCGCTCGACAGAAAGCGGAGAAGAAGTCGCTTCTGAGCCGCATCGGCGTCATGAACATCATCCTGCTGGTACTCGCTGTGGCCCTGGTCGCTTTCACCCTGGAAATGATCGAGCTGTTCAAGCAGTACGGAATGGTCCCGGACACGCTGATTCAGTGCGTTTTCGTGGCCGTCACCGGAGAGTGCGGCTTTATGGGCTGGATCAAGACCAACAAAGAAAAGTACCGGGATCGGAAGTGGCAGAAGGAAGATATGCGGGAGGCCAACATGGCGGCGCAAATGCCGGCTGTTGACCCGACCGCTATGGGAACGCCGAAGGAGTGAGAGCATGGCGCTTACCGGGAAGAACAACGAAGAGAAGATCTGGAACTACCTGAAAGCCCAAGGAATGACTGACTGCGGTGCGGCCGGCCTCATGGGCAACCTGTACGCCGAGTCAGGCCTGATCCCGACCAACCTGCAAAACAGTTATGAGAAGAAGCTCGGCTACACCGACGCCACCTACACGGAGGCGGTGGATAGCGGAGCTTATTCCAACTTTGTGAAGGACAGCGCCGGGTATGGTCTGGCCCAGTGGACCTACTGGAGCCGGAAGAAGGGGCTCCTGGACTATGCCAACGCTGCTGGGAAGTCTATCGGCGACCTGGAGACCCAGCTCGGCTACCTGGTGAAGGAGCTGTCCGGCAGCTACAAGGCCGTTCTGACCACGCTGAAGTCGGCCACTACCGTAAAGGCCGCCTCCAATGCCGTCTTGCTTCAGTTTGAGCGACCGGCGGATCAGAGCGCGGCGGTGCAGACGAAGCGGGCAGGGGATGGCCAGACTTACACCGACAAATATGCAGCGGCCACCGCTGAGAAGGAGGAAACGACAGTGGCAACCAAGATTACGACCGCCGCTCAGCTCGCGGAGCGGTGTTTGGATGTGGCCCAGAACTACAAGACGCTGTACGTGATGGGCTGCTTCGGCGCCCCCATGACAGCGGCCAACAAGAAGCGGTACACCCAAAACCACAGCTACAACAAGCAGGCTGCCCGGACGAAGATGATTAACGCCGCCAGCGCCGACACTTTCGGCTTTGATTGTGTGTGCCTCATCAAGGGCCTGTTGTGGGGCTGGTGCGGCGACAAGTCCAAGACCTACGGTGGCGCCAGCTACGCCGTCAACGGAGTCCCGGACATCGGGGCCGACACGATGATTACCAAGTGCAAGAACGTGTCAACCGCGGGCTGGGCCAACATGGAGGTGGGTGAAGCCCTGTGGGTGAAGGGCCACATCGGCGTCTACATCGGCAATGGCCTCGCCGTTGAGTGTACTCCGGCTTGGAAGAACCAGGTGCAGGTGACCGCCGTGGGGAACATCGGCGCCAAGTCTGGCTACAACACCCGGACCTGGACTAAGCACGGCAAGCTACCCTATGTGACCTACACCGGTGAGAGCATCAGCACCCCATCCACCGGAAGCGGAAGCGGCACAAAGCCCAGCACCGGCACCGGGACCACCGGCAGCCTGAAAGTGGGCGACATCGTGGAGTTCACCGGTGATACCCACTACACGAACGCCAACGCCGCCACCGGCGTCAAGTGCAAGCCCGGAACGGCCAAAATCACCAGCATTGCCGCCGGCTCCAAGCATCCGTACCACCTCATCAAGGAGGCGGGCGGCGGGTCTACCGTGTACGGCTGGGTCGATGCCGAAGACATCTCCACCAGCGGCGGGGAGGAAGTCTACACCGTGGTCAAGGGAGACACGCTCTGGGGCATTGCCCAGAAGAAGCTGGGGAACGGCGCCCGGTGGCAGGAAATCTCGAAGCTGAACGGTCTGACCTCGACGACTATTGTGGTAGGCCAGAAGCTGAAGATCCCGAGCTGACCATGGATGGTCTGATAAGTGGCATAGCGGGGCTGGCGGCCGCAGTTGCGGCGCTGGCCTTTGTTGTTTACTGGATCGTCTGCCTGACAAAGTGGGATGGGGACGGGCATTGCGACGAGACGCAGTGCCCGTCCTGCCCGTTTCCATGCGGCAAGCATGACGACCGCTGATTTTGAAAAGAGAGGTGCATTATGTCTGATTTTCTCACCCAACTGCTTCAAGCGGTTATTACTGCCGCCATCCCGGTCTGCGGAGCATTTCTGATTCAGTTCCTGAATCGGAAGAGCGACCAGATTGCGGCCGAAACCGACAGCATTGAGCTGAAGGCTTTGATTGCTCAGGTGGATGACGCCGTGTCCAAGGCAGTCACCTACACCACGCAGACCTTCGTGGACTCGATGAAGAAGAATGGCGTTTTTGACGCTGAAGCCCAGAAGGAAGCCTTGAAGAAGTCGCTGGATAAAACGATGGCGCTGCTGTCCGAGGTTGCGAAGAGTGCCCTGGAGGAAATTTACGGAGATCTCCAGGACTACTTGACTGTACGGATTGAGGCCGAGGTTAAGACCCAGAAGGGAACCCCTACCGCTGTCCTGAATGTGACCGGAACGGAAACAGACGCGAAGAGCGATGCTGAGACCAGCGAAAGATATGCTCAGCTCATTTCCGAGCTTCTTGGCATGAGCCTGGATGACCTGAAAACGAAAGCCGACGAGTACGGCGTTGCCACCGAGGGCCTGTCCACAAAGAAAGAGATCGCTGAGGCGATCGTGGTGGCCATCCTGAACCAAGCGTAAACGGGTCCGACCTCCGCCCGATACGCCCGTCATCCAGGAGGCCGGTGCCCCCTCACTCGGCCTCGTGAAAAACTGAATGACGGTATATAGAGATGCCCCCATCTTGGCTTTTGCCGGGATGGGGGCATTTTTTTATTGACTTTCGGAGGTAATCTGCCATAATGATGGTAAGAAATTACAGATGAGGAGTGGACCAATGGAGTACGACCAGAAGAAGATTGAAGAGCTGATAGCTGCCGGCGGGGCCAAGTGCAAGCTGTGTGGACAACGTATGCTCGCTGCGGATGGCTGTACCTGTAGCGAGGTCATCGCAGGCAGGAAACGATATAAGCGGATTAAGTACGGGGACGAGGATTTCCCGTGGCCCGGCGAGCGTTGCCACGACTGCGGAGCCAAAGTCGGACACTACCATCATGCAGATTGCGACGTTGAGCAATGCCCCGTGTGCGGCGGCCAGCTCATCGGCTGTGACTGTGGTGTTGAGTACGCAGAATGACGGATCTTGACTGTGTTCAGCATGGAGGCTATACTGGATATTGAAAAGGGCGTCGTCGGTAGATGGATGGCCCCGATCAGTTAAAAGAAATAACTGCTGACTGTGGGGACAGTGAAGGGGCGGTTATTTCTTCCTATTGGTCACAATAAAGAGGCCGATAATGCCAACGATTAGACAGACCCCCAGGGAGCGGCTACCTCCCTGGGGGTTCGTCGCGGTAGGAGTCCGCGGGAAACTCTGCGGAAAATCCGCGGACACGGGCGAAAACATAATCATTATGATTTTTCCTGGGGTATTGATCGTCGGTCTAACCGCTGGTAGAATAGAGCAAACTGATACCGGAGGTATAGAGAGATATGGGATCGTTTGAGCAGGCGATGTTGAATACCGCCTTTGGCATGAATGACACCTACGCGAAGGCTTTGGCGAGCTACCTGTTCCGGGAGGTCATCGAGGATGCCCACGTCAAGTACAACATCTCGCAGGCGGACATGAAGGATATGTGCAAGATGGCTGTGAACAGAGCGGCGCTGTTTCTGAGCATCAAGGACGACCCCAATCTGTACAGGGCGTTCGCCATACACGCCCTCGAGGGGTTTGAGTGGGACGACGCCGAGGAAACCGAGGACACGAAGCACGAGCTCGAAACCCTGAAGACAATTTGATAAGACGCTCCCGCCCTCTCTGGCCTTGTGCCGGGGAGGGCTTTTCTTGTTATCCGGGCCATGCGCCAAATGCCCCAGGATTAGAGAAAAGGACCAGGAAGACACGATTGAGACCAAGCCAATATAACAACACCCCCAGGGGGAAAACGGGCTCAGAGAGCGGCCAAGAGCGTTATGGCGATTTATCCGCACATTCTTGCGATGAATAGTTGAATACAAATATTATAGGTAATTTTCTTTGAAAAATTATACGGTAACACTTGACATAGGTAGGTAAAATGGTACAATATAATCACAAGATAACCAGATGGCTATTCAGAAGAAACCAGACGGATAGCTGGCAAATCAACGGATCTCGCTGAGGAGGAAGCACGATGAACAATCCCTATAAGCTGAAAGCCCGGTTGCTGAAGAGCAAATATGAGCCCTTCGCCGAAGAGTTCAAGCAGCACAATGATGACCGGATCTTGGTCCCGAACATCCTGGCCCAGGTGCTGGAAGCCTGCGCGGCCATGGAGTCCGTCGAGAACAACTTGGTCCGGGTGGCCATCAACGAGAAGATCCGTGAAGAGGACGCCGAGATGGAGAAGATCGTCACCCGCTTCACCGGGCAGGTGTTCGATGGCACGAAATGGCAGAAGAAGGAAGAGGACGCCGCCGAAAAGACGGTCAAGTACAAGGACTACTGCGAAGCCCTTGCCGAACTGGACGAGAAGTATGGGCCGCACTTCATCGCCTTCTACTCCGAGAGAGACCGGAAGAGCAAAACCGTCCGGCTACTGGTCAACTGGTCCGCAATCGGAAGCGTTCCGGCAGATCAGGCCAGAGACTATGCCGGATGGATCGAAGCGGCCGCCAATGATGCGGAAAAATTCAAGTACAACGGCCACCGCATCATCTATGGGGAGGACTGATGATGAAGGTGAAGAAAAGCCTTGAGATGGCCAAAGCAGAGGCCCTGAAGCTGAGCAAGGAGCACCCGACTATCCTTTACCGGGTGATGGACAAGAAGGGGCAGATGGCAGTCTGTACCGGCTCAGACTGGGTATATCGGGAGAGAGTCCGTGATGGGTGGTTCACGGTGGCCGCCTACCAGAACGGCTCGGAGGTGGCGGTATGAGCGAATGGATTGTCTGCACGAGAAGCGCCGGCATGGACCCCAGAACGGCGAAGCCAATCCGCATGGTCGTCGTCGGTGATGACAAGGAAAGCCTGGAGAGGTTCAACAAGCATCTGACCGAGCGAGATGAGGTCGCCTATAAGCGCAGTAGCTATGGCCGCCACTTCGAGAGGCGGTGCAAGCTGGACCAGCTCCCGAAAGTTCAACTGTGAGGGGGACGTGGTATGTACGAAATGTTTGGGTTCCCGGATGGGCCTTGGCGAAACGACGCCTGCATGGGGTATGCGCTGATGGCTATGAACCGGGCAGAGGTCGACGATGAGACCGTCAGGAAAGTAATGTTGCAGATGCACTACTGCTTCGACGACACTTCCGTTGAAGAGGCAGCGGAATACTACTGCGGAAAGCGTTGAAATGGAGGCGACAGGGATGAGCCCTGAGTTTATGGGGGATCTGGTGGTCAATCTGGCCATCTTATGTGGGTTCCTGATTGTGCTGGGCGTCGGCGGTCTGATTGCCGACTACGTGTTCCCGCACATCCCGTTCATTGAGCGGTTCCTCGACACCCTGCCTGACTGGGACGAGGACGAAAACGACTTTGAGGAAGGAGAAATGCAAGATGGAAAATCGCGGAATTGTTCGGAGGGTCGATGACCTTGGGCGTATCGTCATCCCGAAGGATATGCGGCGGGAGCTCGGTATCTCTGACGGAGATCCGATGGAGATGCTGATGACCGATGAAGGTGTGCTCATCCGGCCGTATCCCTGTGCAAGCGGCATTATGTCCTACCTGAGAAACCTGAAGACCGCCATCATGGATGACTCGTATCTGAAGGAGAGCGACCATGAGGTGATGCTCGGAAAGCTCAAGGAACTTGAGCACATGCTTCTGGAGGCTCAGGATAAGCGGCCAAACATGTAAGCTCTGGCGAGCATTCATTTTTTACCGGAAGATAACCAAGGTGATAATATATGGCGTCATATTGGATAATTGACGCAAGAAATTCAAAGTAGGTGCGTGGCTATGAAAGAAAAAATCGTGAAAGTCGAGGTGGAGAAGCGCGTCTTCATTGCGGAAGACGGGACGGAGTTCCAGACCGCCCAGGAGTGCGTGGACTATGAGAACGGCTGCGTCGCACGAAGAGCTGACGCCATAGTTGCGAAGCTGCCGCATTTCACATATTCCCCGGTATGGATCGACCCGGACTATTGCTGGGAGTGGTACTTCGTATCCAACGAAGAGGAGCTCCGCGCTGTGGAAGTAGCTATCCTTAGCGAGGAGACGGACACAAGGGGATTTACCCCGGAGCACTACCCGACGTGGGTCGCAATCAGCGTAGATCTGGAAGGCTACGGGGACATCGTCGGGGCATCTGAGAAGATACTCCAGAAGCTGGACGGCATCAAAGCTGAGATTGTCGCTGAGATTGAGGGGCGCGGGGGTGGAAAGCTGTGAAGATTTTATCCTGCGGGGCAGGGATGCAGTCCAGTGCTCTTCACCTGATGAGCTGCGAGAACGCTCTTGCAATGAGAAAAGGGAAGCTCCCGGTGTGGCCTGATGTTCCAATTTACGACGTGTCCATCTTCTGCGATTTGGGCTTCGAGCCTCCCTGGGTGAAGAAGCAGGTAGAGTTCCTGAAGGATGCCGGCCACTCTTGCGGGGTCCCTCTGGTGGTGCTGGAGTCCCCGCTCTACGAAGACTTCATGCAGAACTTCGGTGAGAGGCGGACCATCAGCATACCGTGGTGGACCATCCGGGATGACGGCCACAAGTCGAAAATGCCGAGAAACTGCACCATCGACTACAAAGTTGAGCTGATCTCCAAGTACGTCCGGTGGGAGCTGCTTGGCTACAAAAAGGGGCAGCGGCTCCGGGATGAGGACAAGAAAGCCCATGAGATGCACATGGGCTTCAGCGCCGAGGAGGCCCGACGGTGCAAGGAGAGCCCGAACCCGATGTTTGTGAACCGCTTCCCGCTGGTAGATATGGGCCTGACCAGGGCCGACAACTACGCCTACATCAAGGACGTGTGGGGATTGGAGACCAAGGCTTCGGCCTGCACATTCTGTCCGTTTCACAAGAACTACTTCTTTAAGTACCTACGCGAGAATGAGCCGGAGCAGTTCAAGAAAGTGGTCGGCATGGATGAGCTGTTGCGGGACAAGACCCCGAAGCCGCCCATGGACAGCGACCTGTTCATCAGTAGGAGTAGGAAGAGGCTTGAGGACTTGACCCCGGAGGACTGCGATGATGCTGAGTGCTTCGAGTATCACAACCAGCGGGTCTGGAACGGCTTTTGAGGAGAGGCTTTATATGGGCATTGAGGATCTGATTCGCTCTGCACAGTGCTGTGACCTGAAGGACTGTAACGATTGCCCAAGCAGAAGCAGGACCGCTTGCAGGGAGAGGACCATGCAGGGCTTGGCCTGCGAGGTTGAACGGCTCCAGAGGATGGTTGTCAAGGAGAGCATTGAAATGGCCGACGCCCTGCGTGACCTGTTCACCGTATGCGAAACACCAGACCCCACCATCCGGCTTAGAAAAGCGGAGAAGTGGCGTCAATGGATGATGAACGAAGGGAAGGGGAGAAAATGAGCCAGTTTATCAGGGAGATCGAGCACGGCGTTGAGCTGTTCCGGGACGCCGTTACCGGGATTGCCTGGGCTGAAGACCACAGGAGCGGTCTCAGAATCAGCGTACATCCAAACATCGACGAAAGCGGAAGCATAGAGGGCATGATTTCCAGCGGCCTATGGAGATCTGGCGACCGCATTGCAAAGCTCAACGGGTGGTTTTATGACATTGACCGCTTCTCATGCGATGAAAAGGACGTTGTCGAGGTCATCGTAGCCGAAGAGTGCATGTGTCCGGCCTGTATTGAGCGTAGGGCGGCCAATATAGGGCGTGAACGATATGAGTGCCCCGTCTGCCACAACACAGAGCACCTGAAAGGCGCAAAGTTCTGCATGATTTGCGGCACTCCAATTCAGAAAGCGGAAGAGGTGTCTGCATGAAAAAGAGAAAGTTCAAGAAGGGCCCGCAGGTAGTCAGTGTCGCGGAGATCCCGGAGCATGACTGGTTTATCGTCAAGGCCGGCACATGGGACAGGACAATGCACAGAGAGGTGCTCCGGTCGTGGACCATCCGAACCTGTGAGCAGTTTATAGACCACGGGATGATCTTCATTGCGCAGCGGCTCACGAACGGAGAGTTCTATGAGGGCATGAGCGATGAACAGATCCGTGGGATGCTCGAAGACAGGATGTGCGATTACTGCCCGTTGCCGGACGAACTGAAAGGAGCCCATTGCTATGGAGATGCGCCGGTGATGTGTGAAGGCACTCATTGCGCTGAGGCTATTGCCGCCTGGAAAGAAGAGTTCGTGGAGTAAGGAGGAGCCATGCAATACTACACACCAATCGAAAGCGCAGAGGAAACGGCCGAGAGAATTGCCGGCTTTGGATTATTTAACAGCTTCGTGGTCTACATCTATGATGAACAGTGGCAACGAGAAGAGGGGGAACCGGCCGAAGAGAGGGAAGACGACGTTCGTACCGCCGTTGGCAAGTTCCTGGAAGCCTGTCATACAGCCCGATGCGCAGAGCTGCGCGGCGTCGGCTCGTGCGGGCAAGAGGAGTCCCTTTGCATCGGAGGGACAGCGCCAGACCTGAGAGAGGAAGGAGAGTTCATCGAATGGTCAGAGCTGGATTAGTCCTGAAAACAGCAATCAAGGCAGGAGGGAACGGAAAGTGAAAGACAAATTCATCGAGATCTACAAGGAAAACATCCGCCGGCCTGGAGCAGAAAAGCTCTTGACGTGGCTGGAGAGCTCCGACTTCTTCGAGGCTCCGGCCAGTACCCGCTTCCACCTGTCCAGACCGGGCGGGTTGGTAGAGCACAGCGTTCACGTGTATGAGCGCCTGTTGAAGCTCTACAAGGTCGAGAAGGCAAACCCAGCCTATCCGGGCACTCCATATATCCCGACGGTCGAGGAAATGGAGTCCATCGCCATCTGTGGCCTGCTGCATGACATCTGCAAGGCAAACTTCTACGCCGTGGAAATGAGAAACCGGAAGAACGAGAAGGGCCAGTGGGAGAAGTACCCGTTCTATGTGGTCAATGACCAACTCCCCTACGGACACGGCGAGAAGTCGGTCTATATCATCTCTGGATTTATGAAGCTCACCCGCGAAGAGGCCATGGCAATCCGCTGGCACATGGGATTTAGCGACAATGATTTTAAGGCCGGCGGCTTCTCGGTAGGCAATGCCTTTGAGAAATTCCCGCTGGTGGTGTTGACCCACATTGCAGACCTGCAAGCCACATATCTGGATGAGGTGGACGATGAAGAAGGCTGACGAATGGGTAGCCATCATTGGCTATCGTTGGCCTTACCGCATAAACCGCGAGGGGTGCGTCCAGAAGCAGCTTGATGACGGGAGTTGGTACACCCTGAAAGCGTATATGTCCGGCGGGAGGTCCAGAGCCGTGGTGAAGATGCGCAGCAAGGACAACCGAAAGATCGAGGTCCCATTGGTCTGGCTCATGGCCGACGCCTTTATGGGCGGACGGAGGCCGGGATACGGCGTTGTTCACCGAAATGGAGCCAAGCTCGACTGCGAGCTGGAAAACCTGAAGTTCGTTCCACTGAAGGAGTGCGGCCGCATCTCTTGTAGAGGCCGCAGGAAGCCGGTGGCCAAGGTCGACCGAGGAGGCAACATCGTGGAGATCTACCCATCCGGTAGGGACGCGGCCAAAGAGAACTACATCAGCCAGAACTCAATATGGGCGAGGTGCCACAACCAAGTGCAGGACCCGTTCCGCCTGGACGGGTACAACTATCAATACGTGTAAAGGAGAAAGCCATGAAAGACATTATTGCGATGGAAGAGATGGATCTGACCAGAGATAGCGACGGCTACGAAGAGCTGCTTGCCAGCATCAGGCGAGAGTTCCAGAAGTGCGTAAAGGACGGGACGGAGCTGCTCTTCACCACGAACGCCGGCGGCCTGTACGACCTGCTGTTGCAGAATCTGCCGGCGGAGGCCCGTCAGCACTACAACTGCTACGCCTGCCGGCATTTTGTAAACCGATACGGCGGCCTTGTCAAGATAGATGAGAAGACCGGGAAACAGAGCCCCGCAATGTGGAATGAAAAGGTCCCGCCCTTCTTCGCCGATGCTGTGAAGGAGATCCGCAAGCGTGTGAACAAGGCAGACGTTACCGGCGTGTTTGTTACATCCGAGAAGGTGCTTGGAACTCCCGTGACCGGGAGCTGGACCCACATGGCCGTTGAAGTTCCGAAGGACATGGTGTTCTCTCACCGCCTGAAGAGCGCCTACCAGGAGTCCTCTGAGAAAGCGGAGGATTACCGGCTCCTGAAGGACGCGGTGTATCGGTATAGGGTGGAGACCGTTGAGGAGGCTGTAAACCTGCTGCGGTCCAACAGCCTGTACCGTGGTGAGAAGGTGCTCGGCGTGGCTGAGTGGTTCCTCGAGGTGCTACGCGCCACAAAGGGGAAGCGGAATAAGGGAAACATGCTGTGGAGAAAAGCGGCTACAGCGCCCGCAGGTTTTTGTCATGTGTCCACCAGCATGATTGGGACCTTGCTGGATGACATTGAGGATGGCTACAGCATGGAAACCGTGAGCCGCAAGTTCGCCGAGAAGATGGACCCTCTGAAGTATCAGCGGCCCCAGGCAGCTCCGACCGCTGGGAATGTAGCCCAGGCCGAGAAGATCGTGGAGAAGCTCGGAATTGAGCGGTCCTTGAAGCGCAGGTTCGCAAGGCTGGATGAGCTGGTGACGGTCTGGAGACCCAAGAGCGACGGCGGCGTGGTCACAGGAGGGGTATTCGCCGGCATCAAGACGAAGCAGAGCGCGCCCGCCCGCATGGGAGGCATGGAGCCCTCCAGCACAATGACATGGGAGAAGTTCCGGGCCACAGTTTTGCCGAAGGCAAAGAAGATTGAATATTATGTGCCTCCGAAGGAGGACAACTACAGCGCCATTCTGACGGCCCAGGAGCAGGATGCGCCGCCCATTATCCGCTGGGACACCGAGGAGCACCGCTGCCCGTTCAACTGGTATGTGTACAGAGGAGGTTCCAGACCCGCTCATTGGGGCCTGACTGCTGGCTCCTATGTCGAGGTCACTGGCATCACCTTGCAGCCGAACATGTGGTATCCGGGCTTCGAGCACGAGGGAAAGAGCGTGTTCTTCATCCTGAAGAACTGCAAGGACCACCGCTACGGCGGCGCCGGTATTGCATTGTTCCCGGAGGTGCTGAAGGGCGAGCTCCGCGAGATCCGATCCACCATCGAAGCGTATTCCCGGAATGAGACCCTTGGTGGATTTGAAGAGGCGTCTGCCTGTGGTATCCGGCTCCAGGGCAATGCGAAGTGGTGGGATTACAAATTCCGAGTAACTACAGACGTCGGGACCGCGATCTATACTTTGGACCGCTGGGACTAAGGAGGAATACTTTGACCTGCATCATCGGATTTACTGACAAGGAGCACGGCGTTTCCTGGATTGGCGGCGATAGCCTTGGAAGCAATGGCTACACAAAGTCGTCTGAGCTATCCGCAAAGGTGTTCAGGAATGAGCTGTTCAAGAATGTGCTCATTGGAGGGACCACAACATTCCGGCATCTGGACCTCCTTCGGTACTCCGAGGACCTTTTCGACGAGGTTGACTTCTACAAGAAGTCGGAAATTGACCACAAGTTCATGGTGACAAAGTTCATCCCGAAGGTCGTGAAGCTGTTCAAAGAGGACGTAATCAGCGAGCCAGAGACCGAACGTGGTGGGAGCTTCATCGTGGCCACGCCCGGCCGGGTATTCAGGATTCAGGAGGATTACTCGGTTCTTGAGCCAGAGCTCGGCTTCTGCTCTGTGGGATGCGGAGAAGAGGCGGCCATGGGGAGCCTCCTGACCACAATGAGGATGGACATGAAGCCGGAAGATAAAATCATCATGGCACTGGAGGCGGCAGAACAGTGCTACTGCGGAGTGCAGAGGCCGTTCCGCATTTTATGTACAGACGGAAGAGACGAGATTATCGTCAGATAGGAGGAATACGCATGAGCTATAAACCGACGGTCGTTTTCGACCTGGATGGCGTCATCCACAGCTACACATCGGGCTGGAAAGGGGCCTCAGAGATCCCGGACCCGCCTGTACCGGGTATGCGCAAGGTCATTGACGAACTCCGTGAGCGTGGCTACAAGGTGGTCGTGGTGTCAACCCGCTGCATTGGGCCGGAGGGCATGGGAGCCGTCAAGAGATACCTGAAAGAGAACCGGATCGAGGTCGACGATGTTCTGGCCGAGAAGCCGCCTGCCATCTGCTACGTGGACGACCGGGCCATCTGCTTCGATGGGAGCACAGACGGCCTCATCGAGAAGATCGCAAACTTCAAGAGCTGGGTCGAAAAGGGTGGCCAGTGATGAGACGTGAACTTTGGGGCTTGCGGGTGAAAACCACCCGCGAGCCGGTCTATACCTACTGGGCGTCCAGCAATAGGCACCGGGCCCTGTTCGCCAGACGAGAAGAGGCAGAGAAAGCCTGCCTGAACCCCATGAACAAGGATATGGAGCCGTTCAGGATTACCGGCGTCGATGCGAGGGAGCTGGTGAGGCACGGGTACTGGAAGAATGTATCCCAGGATGGTCCGTGCAGTTGGTCGGGAGAGTGTTCCGCTTGCAGAGTGAGAAACGACATTCCGCACCCATGGGTGGCAAATTATTGCCCTAACTGCGGAGCTCGAATGGATGAGGGGGCGAAAGGAAATGACGCATAAAGAGGCTGTGCTGGTGTCGGCATACACCGGCGTCCTGCTGACCAAGAGCTTCAAGGACGTACAGGACTTCTGCGAAAAGTTGCTTGGCCGGCCGGTGTTTACACACGAGCTTGCCAATGAAGGGGTCCTGAAAGAAATTCGGGAGAAGTGCCTGCCGGAGATTGTGAAGATGATCGACTGCGAGGTAGATGGGCCGGGCAACGAGAGACCGGAGTATTACGTCTGCAACACCATCAGCGACAAGGATCTGGAGACCATCCGAAAGGAGCTTGCCAAAGGCGCGTCACTGGCGCCCTATAAGGCGACTCCGATAGAGGGGTTGCGGCCATGCAAGGCCACCTCCTACAAGGACGGAAAGGCCGAGGATGTGTTCGGCTATTTCCACCAGTGGGGAGTCAACTACGAAGAGTTTGAGACTGGACCGGGCAACTTCACAACTGCCATCATTGAGACCTTCGGTGGCGCTGTAGTGAGTTGCCCCGCGGAAACAGTTGAGTTTCTCGACTGGGCCGAAGGGAGCGCCGAATGAGCACCCACTTCTGGAAGCCGGTCAGATGCCGCGGGTATTTGAGGCCGGTCCAAGACGGCCGCATCATTGAGCTTCTGAAGGACGGCGATGGGCGTGTGATAGGAGCTCAGTACCTGGGGATCGGAGAGGATGTACCGGATAGCTGTGACTGCGAAGGCGCTCTTGAGTTCCTGAAGACCTATTATGCGGTAGTTGAGAAGGAGTTCACAGGCGTCCTCGTCGGCTGGCGAGAAGTTGTGGAATCGGCTTGGTTGTATGCAGATACCGACTACCGCTACGACGGATCTGAGTTCATCCATTGCGGGAAGCAAGTCAAAGACCGAGAACTCTGCGGAATTGTCTACTTCCGGTCTGGCCAGAAGAGATATGTACCGCTGAGGTTCATCGAAGAAATCGAGGAAAGGAGCTAACACCAATCCTGGTGAACCAGGTTGCCGGAAGATTGATAAGTCCGGCGTAAAACTGCCTGTTACAGCGTGAGGGCCCGATAGGTCGATAGCATGGGAGGATTAGGCCGTTGACCGCAGCCGGTTTGGTTTGTGGTCGGTGTGAAGCACATTGCAAGCGTGAGTTTTGGCAAGGACAGTTTGGCCATGCTGTTGTTGCTCGTTGAGGAAGGATGGCCGCTGGACGAGGTCGTGTTCTACGACACCGGGATGGAGTTTAAGGCCATCTACCACACAATGGTCAGAGTGAGGGCCATTCTCAGGGAGAAGGGCATCGCGTTCACGATCCTCAAGCCTGGGTACGACTTCGAGTGGAAGATGTTCAACAAGCCCGTCAATGGGCGTAATGGCTTCCATTACGGGTATTCCTGGTGCGGAGGTAAGTGCCGATGGGGAACGCGGGACAAGCTCTCTATTGTGGAGAGGTATTGCAAAGGTTCCATTGAGTATGTTGGGATTGCAGCCGATGAAACGGCACGACTCACCAAAGAGCGAAGCGGGAACAAGGTGTTCCCGCTGGCCATAAAGGGTATGACAGAGGCGGACTGCCTCCGGTACTGCTACGACAGGGGCTTCTTCTGGGAGGAAGAGACGGCGGAGGGACAAGTCAGGCTCTACGACATTCTGGACAGGGTTTCCTGCTGGTGCTGTGCCAACAAGAACCTGAAGGAGCTTAGGAATATCTACCGGCATCTGCCGGAATACTGGCGGCGCCTTGAGGAGCTTCAGGAGAGGACCAAGCGGCCGATGAAGGGTGCAGGGAAAAGCGTCTTTGACCTGAAGGCGCGTTTTGACAAGGAGGTTGAGTATGAAGAAATCTGAAATCAAAATCGGGCACATCTACTCCAATGGGAAGGGGCGGCTCCGAAAGGTCGTTGACATTGGGCCGCAATACAAATTCTACGCCAGCCAGGAGAGCGAGGAGAACATGAGGTATGAGGTCATCAACGACGGAAGCAAAGGGAACCGAACCGCCGGAGAGCAGCACAACATGACCCTGGCCTCCTTCGCATCTTGGTGCAAGGAGGAGGTCAAGTGAGATGCCGATAAAGAACTACACCACGAAGGTCCCGGCGGCTCAGACCGTGGGAGAGATTCAGGGCATCCTGGCGGCCCATGGGGCCCGGAAGGTGATGATGGACTATGGGGATGACGGAAGAGTCCTTGCCGTCACGTTTGCCCTCGACTGTGGAGGGATGCTCAGAGGCTTCCGGCTTGAGGCAAAGTCAGATGGCGTGATGTCCGTCATGGCCAGGGACAGGACGAAGTGCGACGCCGACCAAGCTGAGCGCATTGCCTGGAGGAATGTGAAGGACTGGATTGCCGCCCAAGTGGCCCTGGTCGAAACAGAGCAGGCCACCATGGATGAGCTGTTTCTGCCAAAGCTGGTGGACCGGAATGAGCGGACGCTGTACGAAGCGTTTCAGACCGGGCGCCTGATGTTAGAAGGGGCCACAGAATGAAGAAGCGGAAAAAGGCGAAGTATTACCGCGTTACCCAGTTCATTCCGCCGTCCGGGATAACAACATCCACATCATCTGAAGAGTGGATGGCGTGGAAAGATTACAAAGAGGCGATCGGTAACGCCTTGCAAAATCCGGGGTGGACGCGAATAATCGTCCTTCAGGCAGATGATGATATTATCTCATCTTTCACAATGGGACAGTAAACGGGCACTCGGATGATGGAGCGACATGTGCGTCGACCAGTTCGAGAGGAAATGCGAAAAAGAAAGATAATGAACGAAAGGAAAATGGAGATATGAAAAAGAGCAAGCTAATTACCGCCGGTATCATAGTGGCAGCCCTTGTTCTTATCGTTGTGGCGGTGGCCGGCGTGAACAACCGGGCTATCTCTTTGGAAGAGCAGATCAGCGGGGCTGAGGCCCAGATCAGTGTGGCCGAGAAGCGCCGGGTGGATCTCATCTACAATCTGGTGGACACCGTGACGGCCTACCAGGAGTATGAGGGCGAGACGATGCTTGCCATCACGGAAGCCAGGGCGGCGGCCCAAGCGGGCAACGCCGACGAAGCGATGACCGTCCTGAACGCCGTGTCGGAGCAGTACCCGGAGCTGAAGGCGAATGAGAACTACCAGCAGCTCATGACGGAGCTGGCCATGACGGAGAACTCCATCGCCCAGTACCGAAACAACTACAATGAGCAGGTGAAGGCGTATAACAAGTTCGTCCGGCAGTTCCCGAACAACATCATCCTGGGTATTATGGGCTACGCCCCCATTGAGACACAGTACACCGATTACGACGCGCCGGAGGACGCTCCGTCTGACCTGTTTGGAGAATGACATGGAGATTAAGAAGAGAGAGGTGCTCTTCAGCGCCATCATCGTCCTGGTGATGCTCGCTATAGGGCTCGGTATATCCGGCTCCATCACGGAGCACATGCAGGCCGAGGCCGAAAAGTACACAACGGCGGTCCGGGTTGAAGACGCCAGCCAGTTTACATACGGGATGGACACGGACTTTGGGAACGCCTTGGTCTATGGGGAGCTTCGGGCCATGGAGCCCGTTTTAGATTCGGCGCTGGACGGGGAGTATCTGACCATCTGCAAGACGATGGAGCGGTACACCATGCACACCAGAACAGTCACCTATACCGACTCGAACGGGAAAACGAAGACCCGGACGGAAACCTACTGGACATGGGACTATGCAGGTTCGTGGGAGCAGGCAAGCGAAATGGTGTCGTTCCTCGGACGAGAGTTCCAGACCGGGCAACTCAGCCTGCCTGGGGATGAAACGCTCCGGCTGAAGAATGGGGACGCATATCTGTACGAGGGGCTGCACACTCGCTACTACTTCACAGGGCTTCCGGCGTCGTTTTATGCCACAATCCACGCCGACCTCCGCGATGGCGACATCGGAGAGGGCGCCGAGGTATTCAAGGACAAGACGCCTGCCGAGGTCGTAGACGACCAGTTGAGCGGTCAGAAGATCCCAGTCATCATCTTCTGGGTATTCTGGGTGCTTCTGACCGGAGGGGCGCTTTTAGGGTTCTTCTATCTGGAGAACCGATGGCTTGATGATTGAGGTGATGAAGGCGATGGAGAAGCTCGTTTGCCCGGTCTGTCACAATGCCGACCACAAGCCGGGAGCTAAATTCTGCTGGGTGTGCGGGTATGGCTTCCCGCTGAGCCGCGGGAGGGATGAGCCCTACGTGCTGGAAAAGGCTATCGAGACCTTTGGGCCAGAGCACCAGCAGCTCGTGGCCATCGAGGAGATGTCCGAGCTCCAGAAAGAACTATGTAAGCGGTACAGAGGGTTTGAGAACCATGAGCATATCGCGGAGGAGATTGCCGATGTAGAGATCGTCCTTGAGCAACTCATGATGATGTTCCAATGCAAAGATGAGGTCAGAAAGACCAGGGCTGAGAAGGTGGAGCGGCTCTGGGGCAGGATCTGCAAAGCGAAAGGAGGAGTCGATGAAACCAGAGACCAAGCTCAGGAAAGCCATGGAGGTCCAGGACCCGAATATCCGGCTTGCGAAGCTGGAGAGCATCTGCCTGACGGTGATGCCATACTCGGAGGTATGGAGGATAGCCAGAGAAGAGGCAAAGAGGCTCCGGGAAGCGGGGGCCAGATACTGGTGATGAGAAGCAAGGGAAGCTGAGTGAGCAAACTGGGCAATCTGGGGAAGACAAGACCTGCACAGGTCGATTCACGTGCTGCACGTCAAACATTCCATCAAACCGAATAGTCCCAGGGGCTCCAGAGCCCCGAACAGGAAGAGGCCGCCCCTTATGGGGTGGCCTCTTTGAGTTTTTCCACGAGCTGCGAGATGGATGACTGGAAATAATCCATATTGGCGCCGTCAAGCAGGAGGCGGAGGTCAATATACTCGTAGTTCGCCGGCTCACTGATATAGGACTTGCGCTCATCCTCGGTAGCCGTCGGGAAAGAAGACAGAAGCTGGCGAAGCTCCTCCCTCTGCATGGTTCCGCCGAGTGCGTCAAGAATAGACGATAGAGAGACCACCACGACGCCCTTCAGGCCGTCGTGAGAGTTATCCCATGAGTTGATACCAAACACCTTTACATCTTCCAGACAGGCGTAGTAGGCCCCGTAGCGAGGGCCGCGGCCAAATGCCGAACGCAGTCCAAGACTGGTGCCAAAGTCCATCAGAGAACGTGATACGCCGGCAAGATCGGCACGGCCGCGCTCTGAAAACTGCCGCAACAGCTTGTCTGCATCCCACGCGATATTGCTCTGGAGCCTCTCTTGGGTGGTAGCAGCTCCCCCTATAGTGGTTGACGTCAAGAGCGTACCTCCGCCTGATTGGTACTGCCGCACCTCTACGCCATAGATCTCCATGCCATCTATATTGCGGCTGAGGAAGTCAATCAGGGTGGAAAGGGTATCTGGTATCTTGTCGGCCACGAAGACCAGCTTCATGCGCTCTGCTTTCAGATTGGAGCTGACACGGCCCCAGAAGTCCTCTGTATCGTACGGACTTTCTGGATTAGCCAGACGGAAGCATTGCTGGATCTCGGACAGGTCCCAGTACCGTGCCCTGGAAGCGTAGTCGAGCATCTGGCCTACGACCTCGCGCCTGATACGTGCGTCCGAACTCCGCTTGACCTCTACCAGAACAGGGACCCCGTCCTGATCCAGGAACAGGTGGTCGAGAGAATAGAAGATGGAGTCATCATCAGGGTCTCGCACGGGGTATTCCTGCCGGACGAGCATGAGAGACTCTCCTGTAGAGGATGGGGCCCTCATAAGGAGCTGCGGGTTGGCAGCCACGATCTGCTGGAGGTCGCTCTCGGCCTTGTATGCGGCTTCACTCGCAAGGGAAGCGGTTCCGTCCTGAGACATGAAGAATAAGCTACTCCCCATAGGTGACACCTCCAGTCGATTTCTGCGAAGGGATTGGCTTTGAAAACATATCGACACCTCCAAAATGTAGTCTATTGGCTCACAATACGTATTCTAACGGCGGCTATCTCGGAAGTCAATGTGATAGTAAGCTATGTGTAAGCGGGTTATAACCTATCAGCATACATATTGGAGGCGGTTAAGATGGACAAGAAGCAACTTGGTAGGCGTATCAACTCAGCCAGGAAGGATCAGGGGATGACCAGCGACAAACTGGCAGAGGCTTGCCACATCAACCCGACCTACCTCCGACAGATTGAGAGCGGCATGAAGACGCCGAGTCTCCCACTATTTATTGAAATTTGTCGGGCGCTCAAGGTATCGCCCAATTATATGTTGCCAGATCTTGTGCCGGGAACTGAAGCGGAAAAACTCGAAAAATTTGAAAAAATATTTTTGGCGGCAGACCCGACTCCGAGGCAGATAGAGGCTCTTGAAGAAATGGCGAGGATTGTGATGAAAGGGAGCTTCGACAAGTAAAAAAGCGTATAAACAAGTATAGCCCTGCGCCTTGAGACGCAGGGCTTTTGCTGCTTTTGAGAGTTAACCGCGGGGATCTGCACCATTAACCAGGGACATATCTTGCTTTAGGTAGGTAAAGTGCTATAATACAATCACAGGAAAAATAAAAGAACCCCCGGTGCTGGAACACCAAGGGTTCGGGCGGCTCCGCAGCTTTCCTGCGATACACCACACCAGATAAGAAAAGTGTATCATAGCTGCGGACGCCTGTCAAGAACGCTGGAAAGGAGCAATGCAAAATGGTCACGCCAGATAAAATCAGGACGGACGCAGCCAAGCTCGACGCCTACCTGGAGGCTTTCGAGCACACCTACCTCCACTTCCTCGATGTGGGTTCTGAGGAAGCGGAGCAGAGAAACAGAGGAACCTTCGCTTTCTACGAAATCCGGGACAAGATCATCGGCCTGATGGTTGAGATGGATGAGTTCGCCGGCCACATGGAGGTCTGCAATGCCATCTTTGCCGCCAATCAGGTGAGGAGAGGCGGTGCCGCCACATGAGCGACGGGAAGAACTTTGTGGGACGGGTAGCCGTCATTGAGCAGGAGGGCCTTGTGATAAGGGTCTTGCTGAACGAAGGAGAAACGATGTATGCGGCGAGAGACATCCTGGCCGCCTGCGGAGTGAAGTACCCGACGAAGTGGTGCCAGAGAGAGGCACAGGCGAACAGCCCTGTGAAGCTCATTAAGCTGGACTATCCGGTCAACGGGAAGACGGGCGGTACGTCCAGAAGGTCAGTCCCGATGTACTTTGTGTCTGAGAAGTGCGGGCGGATGATCTTGGACATGGTTGGATGCGACAAGGGCGTCCGCTCCTGGTTGGAGAGCGAGGTGCTCTCCTACAAACTGAAGCCGGCCAAAGATCCTGAACCGGTGGTAGTCACTGAGCCCGCGAAAAAGGTTGAGCCGGCGATGGACGTAGACGGATTTCTAAGCCGTAGAATTGACAATCTGCTGTTTGAACTCCTGGAAATCAAGAAGTACATAGCGCAACCAAGAACTTGATGCTTGGCCCCGGTGCAAAACCGGGGCCTTTTCCTTGCGCAGAGTTAACCGACTGGTGCTTCACATGAAACATAACGGATAATCTGCGGATAGGTACACCCTCAGCACACGAACTGACTATATATGCTAAAACGAATAGATTGTAGAATAAAATCAGAAAAATAATGCGAAAACATATTGACATAGGTAGGTAATGTGCTACAATATAATCACAAGATAACCAATCGGATAAAGTAAGGAAGCCAGCGAGGTAAGGAGGTGGCGACATGGTAAAGAAAACGGATATTGTTCGAGCCGCCGTTTCTGCCGGCAACTTCAAAGAAGCCCTGAGAATTGCGAAGGACTTCCGCATTAACATCACGAAGGAACAGCGGAGCACGATGGCAAGGGCTTATGAGTGTATCGTACACCCGGACTTTTATCAGCAGATCGGAACCGACATTCCGGCGGCAATCGAAGAGGGCGTGAGTCTTGTTCAATCCCTATACGGGCAAGTGGCCGCCAAATCTCAGTAAAGCACCGGGAAAGCGGTAATCGGTCGAACTGAATATCTGAATACCAATCGAACAAAAGGGGCGTACGCGAGCTCCCAGGGCCATCCGCGGCCGTGTGGTAGCCAGTTGGCTAATACGCAAAAATCAATCGGATAAAAACGAGGAGGTACATCATTATGGGAACCAGAAATTTGACCGCAGTCTACATCGACGGAGAGTACAAGGTAGCCCAGTACGGGCAGTGGGACGGATACCCGGAGGGACAGGGGCTGACGGCCCTGCATTTCCTACGGGACGAGATGGACGCCGAGAAGTTCAAGACGGCTGTCCGCAATTCCTCTTACATTGACCCGAATGAGCTGATG